ACTGTGCCGGGTATAGCTTTTACAATCAAAGACTCTGACCCTCCTCCTGAAGGGTTCACAGCTCTGATGGTTATATTATAGGTGGTGCCGTTCACTAGATCAAAAATTCCATCAGCTGTAACATGCTTCGTAATCTCTAGTGGGCTGGTTGTCTGTTCAGGTACAAAAGCTGTCCAGTGCTCGCCTAAGTCTGTCGAGTACTCGTAATTGGTTATAGCTCTACCTCCGTCGTCGCTCGGAGGAGAGAAAAGCACAATTAACTTTTTATCCTCTGAAGTTACGCTGTTTATTGTAGGCTTTGAGGCTTTTCGTGAAGGCACAGCCAGAAGAGTGGAGTTGACAACATCCACGGTGCCTGCAGGGACAACTATTTGCGGTGGGGCGAAAGAGAAGAACTCTGAAGAAGGGCTGATTGTTTTGGCTCCGCTTCCATAAACATACAGCTCGTAAAATCCGTAAGAATCGGTTGTAGTTATCTCCTCACCATCAGTTATAGTCACTCCTTGCACACCTTCTTCTGAAGGAGCTAAAACATAACCGCTAATCAGCCTTGTATCCAGGCGTACAGCAAAGTTAATACCTACTTGATTAGAGCTAACAATTTGTACTTTTTGGAAAGTTGGAATGACTGAGTATATATTATTTGACGCTACGATGTTATAACCTCCTGACGAAAGTCCTGTTAACGTGTACTCGCCAGCAGCGTTTGTGACTGCCTGCTTGTCTCTGCCGTCAGTTATCACTATATCTGCTACAGGGTCTAAAGAGGCATCTAGTACTGTACCTGACACTGAGTAGGAGACGGGTAAGACTTCTACACGTATAACTATACTAGCAGAACCACTGTTTGCTGAAGTTGCGTTGATAGTGACACTGTATTTACCTATTGATGTGGGGGAGCCAGCAAGTGCTCCGTTCGAATATACTATTCCTGGAGGTAAATTTGTAACAGATAAACTTACCGCATCTCCGGCCAGTGTAGGTGAGGCTACTACTTGAGCTAAAGTTGATGTAGGTGCATCAACCTGTAGTGCAAACCTTGAGTTAGGTGCGGGGGTTATTAAACTTAAAGGTACACTCAGATTGAGTGTCTCGACTACAGATGTGCCTAAGTTATTTGAAGCTGTTATTGATACGATATAAGTTCCTGCAGCCACATCCAAACCTACACTACCAGTAATATACCCAGAAGAAGAGCACACCAATCCTGTAGGTAGTCCTACGGCGATAAAGTTTGTTGGAGAATTAAGCGCAGTTACTTTGAATAAAGGGGTTTTCTCTGTGTATGCGTAGCCTCTGGTAACGTTGAGGGTTGTGTTAGGTAAAATGTTATTTATTACAGGAACACCTTCACTGTAAAATACCAGAGTTATAGAGCGAGTGTCGTTACCTACAGGGTTGTAGACACCTAGACGAATAGGATAAGTTAGCGTAAACGATGACCCTAGTGAATTTGTTGGTAGTGCGCTGTCGGCTAGCTTTCCGTAAATTTTACCTGTATATCGCTCTAGCTGAAGCCCTGCAGGGAGACCTGCAGCCATATAATAATTACGAGTAGCATCTGTTAGCCCTGGAGCAAAATTGTCTGTCCCACCATAAGCCTGAAGTGACGCGGCTGTAATTAGTGGAGCTGCGCTAGTTGTGGTGTTGTCTACTTCTAGCTCTAAAACCAGCCCCTCTACAGGTGCAGTGAACTGAGGTTTTGCATGTACCTGATAAGATATAGTGAAACTTACAGTATTAGAAGTGCCATAGACGTTATCAGCCGTCACAAACAGTTGAGTCGACCCTGGTGTTGAGGCTGTCACTCTACCTGTAACTTTACCTGTGCTGCGATCAAAAGAAAGTCCTGGAGGTAGTGTGCCTTGAAGGTCGTAGCCGAATATAGGGAGATTGATGGCTGTAAAAGCTACGAGCGGCGTGGCTAGCGTATGAAGATCTAGGTTGTTCGTTAAATATATCTCATTCGCAGGCGGAGAAACTAGAGATATTATAGGCTCAGCCTCTACAGCTACAGCAAAAGTAACTGTCTGCGGATTTGAGGCACTACCTGACGGATTTATTGCGTTGAATGTGAGTTCAAATACGGAGCCTGGAAGTATACTTGAAGGTAACTGACCTGTTAAATTGCCTGTAGTTTCAGAAAAAGAGAGCCCGTCAGGCAGTATTGATGGGGATACTGTGTACTTGAAAGAAGCTGCATTAAAATCAGGAGACTCTGTAAACAGAGTCATATTAGTTGCTGAAACCTGGATTATAGGATTCTCTGCGGTATAAACAGAACTTTTACTTAAAATTAAAGGGTTAACTGGAGAAAATCTTCCGCTTTGGGGTACAAGAATTTCTGGAGCTGCGATATAGTCTATCAAAAGCTGCCATATAGCTGTACCTGCTGCGGAAGTTTTGAAGTATGCATTATACCTTTGGCTTGTGGCTTCTGACGCTGTTGCTGACGCGGATAGTGTCAGTATATTAGAGGGTTGATCGAAATTAGCAAGCAGCCATGCAGGCGTATTTCCGTAAAAGTCGGATATGCTTGCGACAGGGTCAGGGAACGCAATCTGCTCGTGGAAGAGTGAGCTATTTTGTTGCGTTACTACATATCTCTCAATTCCTCCTGTAGCTGTACCTGGACACGCACCTCCGACTATCTCAGGAAGTGAGAATATCTCGCCAACCATTAACCAAGCGTCAGAAACCTTCTCAAATACTGAAACATCTAAAAATCCGCCATCTGTTTCGCAGGTAATAGCAAAAACAGTGCTAATAAAGACATACTCTCTGCAGTTTAATAAAACTTCAGAAGTGCCAGACATGTTGATGCTGTCGGCCTTAGCAATTTTAAACTGACTGATTTGTCTTAGTGCAGGGGATGGATTAAATACCGCCCGAACAGGGACTACTCTTGCTGAAGGGTTGTATATTGCTACAACAATAGCCAAATTCGTACCATACACACCATCAGGAGTGTATGCCTCGTTGGTCGAGTATGATATCTGGTGATATATTTTTAAAAAGTTTTCTGCGTTTTTATTGTAGCTTAGCGTCGCGCAATTCAGGTTAGATATTACTCCATTATCTAAAACTCTGAAAGATAGTAAGCCGCTAGGATCTGCAGGAGGCGGAGGCGTACTGTCTAACCGTACACGGTAAGAATCTACTACCTCGACAATCTTATAGTTCCTAACTGTTATGTTGTCGTAATAAAGCTGTAGCGTACGGCCTTCGTGATAGTTCTTTAAAAAATGCTCACCGCACCCTATATATGTAAGAGGATCTGCAGGATCGTCGCATCGCGCAAAGACAGCGTCACCAGTAACACAAAAAGCGGCGGCAGTAAACAGCTTTAAAAAGCTAGAGCCTTTTCCTCGAGTTTCGACACTTCTAGTGATTAGAGTGTCCAGCTCTTTGGCTCCGTCAGCCACTCGGTTAAGATAGTGTGCGTAAGCTCCTAGATTTTCTGGAGGACACTTAGGCTTGCAAAAATTTTCGAATGTAATAGCGTGACCTACATTTACAGCGTCAAACGTCGATGTTGTTGTGGGACTCGTATATATTTCAAATGTTCTATACTTCGTTAAAAGATCGCCGTATAAAGTTTCTGCGTTACTGGTTAACACGTTAGCTGTATAGCAGCTGGACGGGTTTAAAAATAAGGCACCTTCTTCATTAGGAGTGACTAGATTTAAGCTGTACAAGTCTTCAATCTCTCCTGGTTTCGTACAAGGGTCGTACAACCCTGCGCCTGCCCCTCTAGCTACAAGCAAGTCTACGCTATTTTGTCCTACTTGCACTGCGTCCGTATTATGGTTTGCTTTTACAGTAGGTACTTCAGGGTAGTTATAAACCATCAGTACTTCTGTAGTGGGACTAGTTGAAACTTTAGGGTCAAAAGAAATACTTTCAAAAGTTAATGTTTTTAACCTAGGAGAGTTTAGGGTGACGGCAGATGAGGCTAGCGAGGCTTCAGAGGACGTATACACCTGTTCAAAATCTTGCTTAGCTATCAGGCCTGCTCCTAGTATAATTTTGACGGCGAACAGCTCAAACGCGAGACCTACAAAGCTTTCCCCACTGTTCTTATAGTGATTGACTACTTTGTCTGGAGGAATTAGAGCTGTACCTAGAAGTTCTTCGCTTTCTAAATTTGAAAAGGCTATTTCTAGGCCTGCTAATGAAGTCTTTTTTATCTTCGAAATATATACACCTCTAATACTGTCATCAAAAGAAGTGAATAGAATATCTAGAAACCAGTTGTCTGCTATAGGATGGTTATTACCATCAGCTATAGCTCGGCGAGCTTTAAAAGGGTAAGATATAAGCTCGTTAGATGTAAGATACTCCAGGACTCCCATATTATGCTACAATATATGTTAAGTTGGGCAGGCGCAATTGGAGTTTATCGTCGCGAGGTAATTTGAGAGCTGCGAGTTGACATCGTTGTACGTACCTTTCAACTCAATAAACTTGTTCTCTAACGAAGTTAAGCGTGTAGTTAAAACCTCTAGGTCGTCGCAGCCAGAACATGGAGTACAACAAGTGTCTTCCATACTTAAAGTGAACTGAGCTTCACTGTATATGTTTAAACAGTTAATACCTAGCAAGCTGATATCTCCTGAGGTAGGGTCAGGTACTACACCATTAATACTCTTGACGCAGTTTGTCGTGGCGCAAATCTTGTTAAGTCCTAGGTTATCGCCAGCATCCATCAAAATCTTCTGCTGCGTGTAAGAAAACCTGAGATTGCTTCGAGAGGCTACAACAGCATCTCCAGATATAGAATACTGCCCGTTTTGTGCGTCTATAAATGTAATTCTGTCTATACCCTGTATACCAGGTACAACAGTTCTAGGTTCAAACTCAGCAGCAGATCTGTTGAATAGGTGTACACCTGCAGGCTGTGTCTGTAAGCCTTCAAATGAACCTATCGTAATCTTACCGTTAGCTCCAACATATTCGTTGGTTGCAGCTAGGTAGTAATCTTTGTCAGGTGTATGACTGGCCTTATCCGCATAAAAGGTACCGACCAAAATATTATACTCGTCGCTTATTTCAACAACTATAGCGTTAACTTTATTAACTATTTTGGATATAAAGAACCTGCGGCTTACGTCACTAGTGGCGCATAAAGTGAAATCAACTATCAGAGTATCTGGAATAGAGAACACTTCGTCACGACTCAAGGCGCTAGATCCTTCGCGTAGAGGGTATCTACGTAAAGAATTCAGGTCTGTCCAATCTAAGCTGTCGATCCAAGGCATAATATTAGGTAGTTAAGATTTCCCAATATACCCCAAGCAAGCCTACATTTGCTCCTCCAGTGACTCCGCCTCCGTAATTGTTTGATGCTAACCCTGTAGAGACTCGAGAGATCTTAAAATTGACGATAGAATCTTCTCGAATAAACGCTGCAGGTATTGTGAAGGCGTCACTAGACACTTTGATAGCTGTGAATGCTGTATAACTGCTTGGTGACTGTGTGGAAGCTACCAAAGGAAACTCCACAGGATTAACTGCAGGAGCGTACTTGTTGGCGGTAAGCAACGTGTGGTCTGACAAAACAAGATTGTTAGCTGTAGCCACAGCAGAATACTCGAACTGGAAAGCTATGTTTCTGTAGCTGCTACCACCCACAATATCTTTGTCACCAAAAATATGAAAGTTTAGCTTTAGCGGCAACGAGTTAACATAACCTCTAGGAATGACTATTTTGCCGATCAGCCCGTATGGAGTTGTTGAAGGAGGAGGTAATTTTATGTATGAAGTTAACCCTATAAACTCTAGTCTGGCATTTATGGGCTCGATAGAGTCTACCTGACCTACAAGTCCTTTAGACGTATAGTCGATGAAGTAGGCTCCTGAGTTTGGGGCTTTTTCTACAATTGTTATTCCGTTTCGGCCCTCAATAGAGGCTACTACAGGAGTAACTACAGCTTTAAATTCACCTTCAGGCTTGCTATAAGTAATTGCTGCAATTGCTCTGTTCGCAGTATACTCAGGAACTCTGGGAGAGCTCGGATAATTGAATTCTTCTGCGTCTGTGGTAGCAGAGCTAGGACGGTAGCCTAACAGCTTAAACTTTGGGTCAATATCTACAAGGAGATCTCCAGTTTCTGTTGTTTCAGAAGGAATGTCTTTGCTGTAGAACTTTATGAAATTAGAAGGCCTATTTGTATAATTTCCAGATGGGTCTACAGCATCAAAAGGAGCAAGCGAGCGCACCAGCTGAGTTCTCAGTGCCGGGTTGAACTTAGAGAAGCTGACAAACATTCGAATACGGTTATTGTCTGCGTCTAGCTCATCCTTAATATCACTCCAGGTAGCTGTAGGTAAGATATCCGCGTATCCTGAAGACCAAGGCTGTTCTCCGTCGTTATTCTTAAACCACCAGATACCGTATTCGTTAACAGAAAATGTGCCGTCTGGGTCGTAGTCGTTGCGATAACGCTCTAAGGTTCCGTTCGTGTACAACTGAATAAAGTTGGCAGGTACAGGAGGCAAGTCTCTTCTAAGCTCTAGAGCTTCAGCTTTCTCGTAGTCTTCAAGCTCGTCATCAGCGTCTAGTGTGACGGTTAATTGAGGAATGTTATAGTAAAATAATGCTCCTGCAGGTACAGGAGTGCCTGAGGAGGCAGCAGCCACCCAACCAAGCTTAGAGGTGTCTGATCCTGTAATTGTCCATGCACCGCTACTGCTGTCTAACTCGGGTGTTCCGGCCACACGGTCTAGCAAATGGTATCGGTAGTTTATAAAAAACTGAGAAAATTCATCTACATTTGTGTGCAACAAAAAACTAGTTTTGCTGATCGCGTATCCAACATAGACAGGAATGCCGGAAGGGTCTTTTGTAATCTTACCTAAATTTTTAGCAGATAAAAAATACGGACCTACAGAAAAAGTTTCACCTGGTTGAAGAATGCCTCTGTCAGGATGGTCTAGGGCTATTGCAAGCTCGCATAAGCCTTCAATATATAAGTCAGCCGTCCGTGTATTCGGGTAAACCATCTTGGTAATACCGAAAGAGTAGTTTGAGTTTTTGGGAGCGAACAAGGAAGAACTTTGCGCTGAGGTGAACCCTGTTATGCTTCTGGAAATACCTGCACCTTGAGCATCGCTTCTGAAGTAGACAATATTTAAAGTGTCAGGCTTTATGTGCGGCAGCTCTTCTGGATGTACTGGTTGATTAAAAGCGAGCAACACAGACTTACCTGCAAGCTCGTTAAATTTCTCATAGAGATGCTGCTCTCTCTGAGTCATCTGATCAATAGGTACGTTAATCGTAGCTTGATCTACAGTTTCACCATCTTTAATACGCCTAACTAGAGGCAGCCATGGAGTTAAGCTCATAATTATGGAAGTAATACTCTGACACCCCAAGTTATGGTGAAGTTGTAGCTAGAGTTATATTGAATAGGGTTAAAATTCGTTCTAGAAAAGACTGTGTCTTTTGCTAGCTCGTCTGCAGCCACAGCTGAAACCAAAGCCACTTCATAAATTCTGCTGGTGGAGTCAAAACTTGCTCCCCCGGCTTTTGTTGCAGATGTGATCATCGTAGAGAAAAGAACAACGTTCTCATCATAACCTAGAGAAGTTTGGTATGTGGGTGAGAAAGTTAAAGGCTCTCTCAAATAACCATAAGGCGCAACATAGTTCAAAAACTTGTCCGAATAGTCTACATCTATAGTACGAGGCACTAAGGTACCAGTATCATTATTGTATCCAATGTACATGCCCCAAATCTTTGCATACTGATCACCGCCAAGTGCGTGAGCTATAATCTTTGCCCCACCTTTAAGTATCATGTTGCGTTTATCAACAACCAGCTCAGATACTCCTGTGGTTTGGTGCGTTTTCCAGATCTTGACGAAGCCTGTAAGAGAGTCCGACGTATTCAAATTTTCGTTAGTTGGCATAAAGCTATATTATATGTATGCAGGGCTAAAAGTCTATTAAGAAGATCGATGGAACTTCTCTAGTCGAGGGCGTTCTCGGAAATAGCTCGCCTGGCGGTTTTACCTGTAAAGGGATGTCGGTACGTAGTGCGCCTGTAGATATACCTGACAAAGGCGAAGCATTATTGTTAATGAACATCTCATCTATGTTAGTTACATGATTAAACTTTGCTGAACCGTCTGCATGTAGTGGTTGACCATTGCGATAAGGCCCTAAAGAGACGCAAAAAAGTCTATTAATATAGTCTTTATAGTAATCTGGGTCGCTAAGGTCACCAGGTCTAGACCCATTTAGCCCAGATGAGCCGTCAATGCTAAAGAGCTCGTCAGGAAAACCTGGAATACGTAACTTACTATTTAAGTTTGTCATTGTTTCTTCAGCTAGCTGGAGCTTGAGAAGAACAAGAGTGAATACGTGTGCAGGTAGTAGAGGTTGCAGTGTAGAGAATAAAGAAAAAAACAAGTCTAATCTCTCTCGATTGTAGAAATCTAGCTTTAGCAGCAGTGTGTTATTCTTAAAAATATTCACAAAAAGGAAATCTACTGGGTTGATTACCATTGTAGTTGTTTGCCCTTCTTTAAACTGCAGGGCTTGTAATAATTTCTGCTTACGTGCAGGCTGGTTAATGTAATCTTGAAACGCCTGGACATCTTCAGGTCTTCCTTCTACAGGAAAAACAAGCCTGTTGTTCGGTGCGGGCAGTGCACCTAAATAAGTTATAACTTCATCTGTGTTGACGAAAAAAAGTTGTTGTTCTGTATTAGCGGCAAAAACATGAGATGGAAAGCCTAGCTTGCTTGAGTATAACTCAGTCTTCCACCACAAAGGGTCGATGGCTGTGTCTACAATCTGAATGTGCTCTGTCAAAGGTTCTCCAGAAAAAATAACACTACCTTCATTCAGGTCTCCTCTGAAATACTGATCTGCAGGAATTTTATAAACATGTTTGTCTGTGATAGCGTATTGGTACCTTTCGTCAGAATACATGTGTTCTATAACCTCACGAGACTCTATCGCTACAGGAGCATTAACCAGCATAGCAAACATCGAGTTTAGTGCTGTTATTGTAGCCCCTTCGACCTGTAAATTTATAATAGCTCCTAGCAAATTCTTGTAGCTTTCAGAAGTCGGTAAATTAATATCAAAAATAGTTCCAAAATTTTTATATACCTGAGAGTCATCTACGGATGCCATATACATCCATAAGACAATAAACTCATCCTCAACAAGCTCTCCTTCTGATGTTTTGTATGTAGCTACTTTGCCTAGGTCTTCGACTACTTTAGCTTTAGGAATATACTCGTTGTTGAATAGATCCGTCTTAAAATATAATGTGTTTTCGTTGAGTACAACGTCAACCCCAGGAATAAGTAAAAGTGACGGAGCAATGACCCGGTTAGCTACAAGTCCTGGGGAAGATAACTTAATTTTAGGAGTAAAACTAAATATCTGCCCTCCTAATGTTTCTTTTGGGAAGCCAAACCTAAAAAGCTGGTTGGCATAAAATAAATCTGACTCAGGTTGGTAACCAAAAACTGCACCGTTGGGAGAGTATACGAAAGGAGCTTTATTGTATTCAGACTTTTTAATAACTAGAGGCAACCACTTTTCTTTATGAAACAAGTCGATGTCTTTAACCGAATACTGATTTACAGTTTCTATTAAGTTATAGTACGACTGAATAACCTCTTCAGCAAGGGCAGTGGTATACCCTTTCAGCTCGTTACGGTCTTGAAATATCTGCGACCAAAAAGAACCTAGAGTTCTGTACAAATGCTGACCATCTGTAACATCCCCAGCAGGAAAATTCAAAGAAAGAATGTCGCTTAGCATGATTAAGTGATGTTAATACCGATATTGTCTATCGGCTGTACAGCGCCGTTTTCTACTCTGTAGTAATCTATAAAGTAGTTTGTGGTTTTAGGGCTGACGCCTTTAGGTATGTCGTAAGGCATCAATAGCGCATCATCGCTGTTTAAATATATGACAGAGCCGTCTGGTGCTAGAATTTGACCACTCATAGCGATAGGTAGGTCGACCCGTTTGATGTTATAGTTGTGACACAACTTAATAATGTTTGAAGCATACAGCTGCTCGCCAAACGGTATAGTATTCACATAGTTAAAAATATCTTTTTTTAACTGCTGTAAGTTTAGCGAAGCGTATGTATCTATAGGATTTTTCTTAACTAGATTAATCTGCATTGTAACCAAGCAGGGTACAACCGCTTTAACCAGATAGTCTGCGCAAGCCAGCCGCTGAGAGTCTATAAGCAGCAAGTCCTGCATTTCGAGAAGATTTGGCTGCCCTAAAATATGTAGTTCAAAGTCTAGTTCAGTCACATTGGCTGGAGCTTCATACTGAAATGTGACTGTGGCTGTTTGATATTTAGAGAACCTTGCATCTCTATCAGTCAAACCTTCATTATTACGTTGTCCGTAAAAAATAGAATGCCCGAAAGTTGTGTTTTTGATTATCAGCGTTCCGCCAAAACTAATATCTGTAGTCTTTGGTATGATAGACTGAATATAGTAGAACCCTGGCGCATCCGTATTCGCGATAAACACCTGCCATATGTTTTGAGCTGCGTCAACCAACGTACCTTTTTTTGTTACGGCCAACGTTTGAAGCCCTAGGCTGCTACGGACATATACATCAGCCTTACCAAATGTAGCTATACCGAAAATGTTTTGCTTATCTCTCTGCATCTCATCGTCGTTGGCTCCACAAACAGAAAGCTCTTGGAAGCCCACAAAAGTGTCTTTAAACTTATTACGTATTCCGAATTCAGACTCGAGTTTACTATTACCTATATTACTCTTCAGCTTAGCGATAAGTTGCTTATCTGTTTCTGGGGCTCGGCCTCCAGAGAAGTTGCCGTAAGCTTCTGCGCGTACAAAGTCTCTCAAGTAATATTTTTCAGGTATAGAAAACACCGTACCTGAAGGTATTTGGTAGTCTGGTCCAGAGTTCTCGGCCTCTACATCTAGAATAAAATAATATAGCCCTTGATCGCTGTACACCTGAATCTCTTCGAGAACTGCCGATGGGTTAGGGCTAGCGTAAGTATCTTTAGATACGAGAAAGTTTAAGTTTAAAGCCGACTGAACAAACGTGAACCCTTGGTTTAAATTATACTCAGACGCTGAAGAGACAGTAACACGTATTCTCCCAGTAACCTTCGAGCCTCGACTTCTGTATGTGTTGTAATTAGACGCCACCTTATCTATGGCTTCTGAATATGTGTCTTCGGTAGAATTTAATGCGGTAGCTATAGCGTTTGACTGACTTAACTCTGTAATACGATTGTACTGCTCATTTTGTATGGTGGCGGCCAGCTTGATAAGTAACTCACTAATGACTGAACCTGGCCCTGTCTCAATATCTGTAAAATTTTGAGCTATAAACGCGGTTATTCTATCTACAGTATTCTCGAATGATTCTGCCATATATTATTTCGGTAAAGGTACTAAAAATTTAACCTCTTCGCCAGCTTCGGTATATATCGTAACATCAAAAGCAGCATACGAGCCATATAGGCTGACTCCTGCTAATTCTGCTCTAACTATACGCTCGTCAGGAGGTATTTCAGGTCTGGATGTTTGATATTCTCGCAAAAGCAATACTGCGTCGTAACTTGCGCTAGAAAATATTTGCATAGCCGCCAGTTTATCTACAGGAGATATTCCAGCCTTTATAGTAGACATAAAGTCTGTACCAAAATTAGGATAATTTGGCTGCGATCCCAGATCTGAAAGAAGCAATATGGCGTAACGCTGCAGAAGCTTCTGTACACCTGCACAAAATTTAGCCTGTCTGCCAAAAGAGGCAGATACATCTTGAGCTCCTACACGCATGGCGTCAGGGTTCTGAAAGATACTTATATCCTTCTTTCTTCCTGTATAGTCCGTAGATGTTCCTGATATAGGCATAGGCTAGTCTAGATTTTTTTTGAATAGCTCAAACAGTCCGTGAGCCTGTCCTGCGGTAGCCATAACACGTGCCCCTTTTTGGGAAAGGTCATCTCTATAGAAATGAATTCTGCCTTTATATCTTTGTACGAAAGATTTTTTGAAGCTGTATAGCATACTGACTTCGGCCTTTACTGCACTCAAGCCTTTTCTGGACTTAGGGTCTTCGTCTTTATATCTGGTACGATACTCTTTATTGAGGTCTTCGGAGTCGGTGATCTTTCTAAGATCCGCAAGAATTAGTTTTTTACTATAATCTATAGCTTTTAAAAACCATGTGCGTCCTCTGAAATCGTTTGCGAGACGAGCTTCAGGGATCGAGGACTCAAACAGATCCGCGATATCGAATAACACATCTGATATTTTTTTATACATTACTTCCAGCCTTTCGACAAAGTTGAGTTTATTAATTTTAACCTATTACTGAGGGTGCTCACAGACAAATTTAACTTTTTTGCTAGCTGTGTATTATCTAGAATTGGTTTACCTCCAAACCCTGTTTTATGTTCGAAGATCAACTTGTCTTTATCTGACAGATCATGATAAACAAACTGAACCCACTCGTCATTCTGGCTTGAAAATAGAGTAGGGGAGTCGAACAGCGAAGAAATACCTGTACTAGTCTTCTTGCTCTTCAGCGTGTTAGTGACTGCTTTCACAGACATTCCTGAGTGATGTGATAGCTCTTCTGTTGTTGGAGTGCGCCCGAGCTGATGTTCTAGGTCTTTTTCTAGCTTGTTAAGTTTATTTAAATCAAACTGGGTGTTTTCTGGTGTTCGCAACACAGTCCCATATTTTGTAGATAACCTTGAAAGCTTTTTAAGACTGTTTACTAGGTGTGTACTAAATTTAATGCCAGAAGCTGCGTTATACGTTTTAGCTGCTTCTCTAGCCAGCTTGTAAGCCTCTAGTTGTACGGTGATCAGCGGCAGATTACTAGCATATCTGGATGCTTCAAGGTCGATAAGTTTCTTATTATCCTTGATTAGTTTTTCTATGTTATTCATCGCTTGTATTATGAGAAAGATTTTGCGTAACCCTCACGAATTCCTTTTTCTACGCCTGCGTCATACCCCAAGAAGTCGTCGGAAGATGAGCCTACCGGATCTTTACCGAACCTACCACAGCAAAAATTAATGATAGTTATAGCCGAACCTACATTAGGAGGACCTGTTTCAATTCTATGCACTACAGACGTAACATAAAAGTGCAGATACATACCAGATTCACGCACAAACAAAACTCCTCCAGTTCCTGGAGCCCATGCAGGGTTAAAGTCTAGGGTTATGGCACCTTGTCTATCTGTAAATCTCGCCTGGTAATATTTTGTTTCTGCAAAGTTTTTCATGTACTTTCCTGCAGAACTCTCTACTTCTTTTGTTTTTTTACTCTCTCGTTCTGCATGGCTCTTGTTTGTGGTCTTTGCTGCATCAGCAAACGATATTTGTTTTTCGTAAGGAGAGCTCTCTCCGTCTTGATTAATTTTTCCTTTTTTAGCATCTGTAGCTTTCGGAGCTGTAGCAGAGACATCCATCCACGGATGCGCTCGAGTAACATACACCCCAGAGCCTTTGGCTTCGCCCGCAGGTGCCGCAAAGCAACCAATCACAGCTCTATCGTGTCCTTTTGGTCCGAGATGAGGCCCCCCTGTGTATTGTGGAGTCAATAAAATCACGCTGTTGACGTCGCGAAAGCCTACGTCATTAAAAGAATAGCTGCTATAGTCTGCGGGGCCTGCGCAGTTAACAGTAGTACTTAATTGTCCTACCCCAGGAGTATATTTATCTTGTTTTATAACCGAGTTAATTGGGACGATGTAGCTTTTGCTGCCTCCAAAAATAATAGAGCAACCTACTGAGGATAAGAAGTTTAATAAATTTTCTAAAAGAATAGAGGGTCCTCCTGCAAAGATATCCTTTACCCTTAACCCCACCGTACCCATCTTAAGACTATCAATCATGCCTGAGCAGCCTTCAAAACTCAAGTTACCTAAAACCTCAGAAGCTGAATTTAAGCTTTTCTGATACTGCGAAGAAGAAAAAATCTCTTTGTACGCAGGCTCACCACTAACCATAGGGTCTTTGCCTGTGTAATTCTCCCAGCCTCCTTGCTGCTCTTTTATGATGAGTTTAAGAAGTTCAACGTAGAACTTTATAGGAGGTAGCTCTAGTATCCCAGGATTTTTCCCAGTTAAAGCGCACCACTGCTTAACAGACTCTGACTCATCTCCTTGGGCAGACGTAGTGATAGAATGATTGGAAATCCTATAAATATTTGTACTTGCGGGAAACAATCCAGGCATCAGCGTGGTGAGCTCTAAAAGACACTGAGCTTTGTGTTTAATTACTGCCTGGTAAGAGTTATTTCCTACAATATTACTTATAGAGTAGCCGTCTAGAATACCTTTAAAGGTAAATGACCTGTTAGCTGACCCTCCGGAGCCTTTTCTGACTTTCACATTAACACTAACAGACTCTTCGCCAGTTCTCCTGCGTGAATCAATATCTGGAAAACTTCCACCTCCCACAACTTTAGCTCCGCCGCCAGATGGGCGTAGGTCTACAGCTGCTGAGGGTATTGACCCTACAGCCAGTGTTATAGTTACACCAATAGCCTCACCAAGACTAGAAGTTATTGTGACGTCTGTTGTAGCCATAATAAGTTAATTCTGTTCACGTAAGCTAGCAGCAGCCCTACAAATCGGTAGGCTGTGTTATAATGCATTTTCCAGATGTTCTCATATGTGGCGTCCGCAGCATTATGTCTATAATTTAGCATAGCTTCTACAGCGTTAGGAAGGCTTTCAATCGTATTCATAAGCTTCGCAAAATTAAAAATAGGTGCTGTCTCTGAGGTGAAAGCCCAAAACCTTTCAGACTGTGTTGAGAAGCCTAAAGAACTGTCGTTGAATGGTCCAGATATAAAGAACGATAGTCCTGTAGCACCTACGCGTATTATTCTAGAGGTGTCAGGCGTAGTGCTTAGAGTTAAATTGACTTCCATGTTTGCAGGTGTAGGTGAAGCTATAGCATCTTCATTATAGTATGCTCCTTCTGTAGTAGAAAATACAAGCAGCTGTGAAGAGTTACCTACTTGTTTAACAACAAAGTTATTTAAATGATACAGCATGTTTTCAGATGCTATGAATTTACCTAGTAGGTTTAGATTGAAATTAGAGTCGCTGCTCACTGCTTTGGAATTTCTTTGCAACCTAAAATAGTTCTGCATATCTGCCAGGTTATAAGTAATTCTTGAGTCGTACCTATATATCTCGTCAGCAAATGAAGTAGCGGAAATGATATTTAGGTAGCTATACAGCAAAAAAACTTTGTAATAGAGCGAAGAGTTTGACGGGAACAAAATTTCCCCGAAGTTAGCAAGTTCTCTAGGCAACACTAGAGGAACATGATCTTTCCAGATTAAAGGATTGTCTACTCGTTCATACCTTAAAGACATATAGTACTCATCCAAAGAAATCAATAATTCTCCGTCGATAGAAATTTGGAGATCTGGATCTTCGGCTGCGTCACCCAAGACAGAGGGAACCTGCATCAGTCTTTGGGCGGTCAGACTGAAATTTCCAAGCAAAGAGGCAAAATGGTTGACCATAAATTAACTGTGGTTGACTATAGCGAAGTTAAATGCAAACTGCCCAAAAGTGTCTTGGTCGGCAAGAGCGCTTATCGTCGCACTAGTCAGAATACCTGTAACTGTGTAAGCTCCTAGGGTAAGTTTTACGGCTTTCCCTCTGAGGGTGCCTATAGCTGATGTTGCTCTGCTTAAACCTGGCAAATTGCCTGAGCAGTCGCAGTATAATATTCCTTCAGCTGTTACATTCCCTACGGCTTTGCCGAAGTGAATAAACTTGATCACATCGTCAAACGCTAGAAAATATTGAAGAGTTTCATTGACCTGGAATGTAACCTGACTGTAAACAGCCAAACCTCCACTACCCACAATACTGTCAACAGCAGGGATTTTAACGATCTGTGCTCCTCCTCCTTGCCGGAAAATCTCTGATCCGTTCGAATTAAAATAGAAAGCTGGCATACTTAGATTATTTTAGGGTGCTGAGTGCTGTGGCTAGCCCGCTCAAAGCGTCACCTATACCGCCACCACCTTTGATTATATCTTTGAGATTATTTAATGCGTCAGTGAGTTCTTTGTTGGGGCCTCCTTCACTTTTTGCTTTATTCTTATCTATATCTTGAGCCGCCTGAGCTATGTTTCCTTCAGCTTCTACAAGCGCGCTCTCTAGTTTTGAGCCTTGCTTTAATTTTCTACGCTCTCCGGTTTTTTCGTCTCTGAAAAAGTTATTTACTCCTTTTGTAGGATTCTGATGGTCCTCATACATCTTTTCAATGGCTGCGGATCCTGTGAGCCCTTGCTTTTCGTAAAACGCAAGAGCGTCCTTAATCTCAGCATCGCTTCCGGCTTTCTCCTGAAGGTCTGAACCTAGATTACCAAGTACTCGATTTTTTTCCTCACTCTTAACTCTTTCGATGTTTTTATCTGTCTGCGCTTGTACTGTAGCTGCAGCTACACCTTCAAGTTTGCCTGACTTTGCCAATTTTAGTGCGGCATCACTATCTAAGTGTCCTGCTTTTTTTGCTGTGCGTAAAGCAGCGAGAGACTTTTTGCCTACGTCATCCAGATTCTTTTCATTCGCCTCAAGATCTTTTAATTTAGCTTTAGCTTCTTTTGCGCTAGATGTACCTTGTACATGGCGTAGATAGTTGGCCTCGTGCTCGTACTCCTCCATAGAAATATTTCCAGACAAATAAGACGCATCCTCGCCAAGAGCCTCAGCTTCAGCTTTGCGGCCTTCGATAAACTTATTCATCTCTTTGTCTATACCTCTCTTTTTAAGCTCAGACTGACTGCCTTGAGCTTTGGCTGAAATATCTATTATGGCTGAGCCAGCATCTCTAGCTTTTTGTACAGCTGCTTTTGTTTCTTCTTTTTTATAGTCTCTTGTAGCAAAGATGCCTCCCATCAGTTGTGCGCTTTCAGCAAAGTCTTTACCTTCCATGATTGCTCCAATCATCTGCTGAGATATAGGCGAATAATTAGCTGCATATACACGACTAATACGAGCGTCTGCCTTGGCCCGCTCATCTCTCTTTTGCTGAACTCTTGCGCGCTCCTCAGGGTCTCTTGCGGCATCTGCTCCCCTGCGAGCTACTCCAGCACCATAAGTAGCAATCAGAGCTTGACCGCCGCCTTCTACTATATCGTCAAAGTTAGCCTGGCCAACCATAGTATTAAGTATCTCTTCAGAAGTTTTGCCTTTATCTCCTTTTTTACGCTCTTCAGCCACTTTAGCGTAGTAATCTTCTTTAAACAAATTCCGGGTCGCTGCTATCTTCCAGAATTCGTCTGAAATCATCTCGTCAGCAGCCCCTTCCACTGTAAGCGCAGTGGATTCGTTGGCTCTGCCAGCCTTGACAAGTATTTCGTTTTGTCCTGATCTAACCAGCTGGTCTCGATTTACTCTACCTTGCGTAGCCTTTATAATTTTATCGAAGCCTTCTCCAGTGTTAAAAGAATCTATGGTTAGCTCCTTATTCGCAATCATTTCTCGAACTTTATCAGCTGGGTCATATTCCACACCATTTTCATCAGTCATGGTACCCAGACCTTCAACAAGTCCCATTATACCAAAAAGCTGCCGACCTAATCCAGAGCTCATGAAAGCTTGCGTGCGGCTGACTTCGTCTGCAGCTATCGCTTGGTTTCCTCCTGATTGGCGATACTCTTTGGCTGTCATACCTGTACCAAAATCTGCAGCTTTGGTAACAGCGTTCATAGCCATGGTGGTTGTAGCTTTGCTGCTAATACCTGCAAGGCGCGGATTGCTTGCTGCGAGCTCTTTTGTCGCGTCAATAATTGAGAGCATGGTGTTTATACTAACTCCAGCTACATGAGCTGTAGCCTTCACATCACGCAATAGTTTTTCTGCAGCTTCGTTTCCTTTTGCTGTTGAAAGGTCCACAGAGCTGCCGGTCATCTCACTGATTTTGCTTATAAGCTCTGCACCTGACTTGTCTCCGAAAAGGGACCTCGCGGCGTCCATAGTGCCTCCAGCATTTTTTGAAAAATCTGCCATTTTACCAGCGATGCTAACCCCTCGACTGTCTCCGAGCATGCGAAGATTTGCGGACTGCACATAAGCAGATGTGAAATCCTCTAGCTTAAACCCCATAGAATTTTCAAACTTATACCCTGTATAGCGCTTTTCTGCCTTTTGGGCGGCCTTGGCTTCTTCATAACCTTTTTCGACATCATCAAGCTCAGTATGCTTACGCAAAGCCTCTTTAGCTTTACCTGCACCTTTAGAGCTGATCCCGTCAGCAGAAGTCATTCCTCGATCCTCGTCAAATATTTCCTTAGCTTTATCCTCAGAAAGGTTTAGCTCTTTTTCCATCCGCTTTCTAAGAGCTTTAATCTTATCGTTTTTAGTCTTGTCCTTATCGTCTAGGTTCCGTACGTCATCTATTTCAGTGCTTAACTCAGAGGCTATCGTGCGTCTCCGATTTATTCTATTCTCTAGTTCCTGGTCTTTATTACTGCGCTGCCCGAGTGTGCCTTTCTCAAACTTCTTGAGCATGTCTTCGGCTTTAGCCGCCACAATAATTCCGCCAACTTTTGTTTTCTCTATATGGCTAGAAGCTATACCTGTTTCTTTTAGCTTTGCCTCTAGCTTTGCATTGGCTTGGTCTCTTTCTACAAGCCCTGAAGCTTGCGCCAGGTCTTTTAATTCAGGCTGTAACGAGGATACGATACCTTTTCTAGCTTCTCGGGCTTCAGGAGTTTTAACATCACCTCCGGTGACTTCATACTTATCTAGGTATTCTCTGATCTTGTTGGCGTATGTAGCTTTATCTCCACTATTTCTTGCGCTCTTGATCTGGTCTGCAGTAGCTACTCCGTGAGCTTTTAGTTGCTCTTCTACTCGCTTATCTAGGGCGTCAGAAGTTTCCTTGTCTGAAGACTCGAGCAATGAAGATAGACTGCTATTAATTTTAGAGGCTGTGTCTGATCTGTTCTGGGCTACTTGGTTCTCAGTTAACCCTGTAGGAGCAACTTCGAGAGAGTCTATCTGCTTTTTAGACTCTGGTGAAAGTTTGCCGTCGGCCCCTCTGGTAACGTTGATGCCCATGCTCCTCAGGTACGCATCGTTTTCTTTGTTCTCTGCAAGATTTCTGATCCTGTTCTGAGTCTTTTTATTTATTTCCTCTCTCATGCCTCCAGGGCCTTCATAGCTCTGGGTTTTGTACATATTGTTCATCAGCGCCTCCATGGTACTCTCCGTCTCTTCGACGGTGGCACCGCTAGATCTGCCAAAATTACCCATAATGCTGGCTCCGCTGAGTCCTCCATATATCTGCATGGACGCAGCCATTGGATTTCCTCCTAGCGCAGGAGACAATAGTTTGCCCATTGCGCTGTCTGGCGAAGACATGGCCATCTGACTTAATATGTTGGCTACAGGGTTCTGGTTTAGCCCCATCCTCTTAAAGAGCATGTTGTTTGAGCCTTGCGAACGTTGAAGCTGTAAAAAGTGCTGAGATCTCTCGCGTTGGATCAGGGCGTCATACATGGTCTGCCCTGAGTCTCTAGAAGGCATGAGGTTCTGTCCGAACATCATGGACATCATGAAGTTCATCATAGGGTTACCAAAGTTTCTCCCCATGTGGGAGAATTCGGTATCTGCTTCATAGCCTGGAAATGACTGTACGGACATTGTGGTTATTTTGCTTCAGACGCTTTTTTAAACAATTCTTTCCACTCAGCCATTTCTTTTTTAAGTGCCTCAGGATCTTGTTTATTTTCTTTAATTGTATCTTTTGGGACGGCTGAAGGCAATTTCAATTCCGTGATCGCCCTGGAGGTGTCAAAAATAGGCTGCAGAATCTCTTTAGCCTTACTGGATAAAGAGCTGCGTAATATAGTCTCAACCAGTAGCCTGTTTTGTAGCAAGTCGACGACATGCTGCTCCTCAATGTATTCAAGGATTATTTCTTCTCGAATACGAGAGTATCTATTAGGATAATCAAACTTAAGCCAGCCGCGTAAGTAGCCTTCTTTAAGACTTCTTATGCGCTGGCTTTCCAAAAATTTGGAGTTTGTACCTCTCCTGTGAGTTTGATCAGCTTCGATTCAAACTTTTTGAACGCGTCGATAAAAACCGCAAGTCTTGCAGTAGACCAGGAGCGCATGCTTTTGCAGCGGGCAAGAATATATGTATCGTTCTCTGTGAACGGTACGAACGTATCTTTGGTCAATGTACAGTACGGATTATCGTCGATAGTTAACAAACAGACGCCTAGACGGTATGTCGTAACTGTAATGAAATAGGCGTCAGTGTCTGCAGCCACGCCAGCTTTCCTATCTGCAACGATCTGATTAACGACATCAGTGTTTTCTTGTACAGTCATTGCTCTAAACCTAACCTTGATCTGGTCATCGAAAAGAGAAACAACCTCTTCATAAGGCTTGTCCGCAAGAATACTCTTGAAGAAGCGCTCTTTGTCCTCAGGAGAAATATCGGTTACTGGCAATGGAGACTGATCTAATTCAATAGATGGATTGATTAATGGTTGGTCATTCATAGTTGTTATATTTGTACTTTATAGCTAAACAGCGACTCTAGCTTAATTTCTCCTGGTTTATTATCAGGAGAAGGCATGTTTGTATAGTCTTTACTAACTTCTTTTTTCTCTAAATTAACTATACCTTCGGAAGCGCAATAGAACTCAGGGAACATTTCTGCTCCTGGGTATGGTAGTGTTGAGTTAACTTCTTTCTCTTCCCACTCAGTTAAGTTATAAAGCTCTGTGACTTGAGCGTCTTGCTGAGCTATAGTCATGGGTATAGCGTCCTGCTCTTTAGACACTTTATATTTGTTAGACTTCAAAAACTTAAAAGTAAGTGCGTCGAAATTAGCTTCAAACTCGAAGGTGGTTTTATTTATAATGTCTTGCTTGTCTTCTTTGGCTTTTCCTAAAGAAGTAGTCAGCGTTGCAGTATCTAAAACTCCTTTAATGACGTCAACAAAAGTGCTCTTCTCGTCGTACTTAACTCCAAGGTTCTGGTCTTTCTGTCCAAGTACTGTAGATCCTGCGCCAGCCATCATGGCTCCTCCTTCAGCAATAACGAGAGTATTCTGCGCCATACCTAAGAGCATTCCGTCCGAGAAAAGATGGAGATTCTGCTTCCCGTATACAGTGGCTGTTTGATTTGCCACAACATCTATCGTGCCTATGGACTGTAGTAATAGCTGTCTCTTGGTATAGTCTAGAATGTCGTTTTCTGCGTAACGATAAATACTCAGCTTAGATTTGAGTACGATACCTCCTACATAGTCAATAGCCTCCTCAATAGGACTGGGGCTTCCTGGGGTATCTTGAGAGCCGTTAGCTTCAACTACAACGCCTCCGTTGTCAGAATAGAAGTACTGCGACTTGTCTGTTTTAATCCGTAGGCCTTCATCGGAAGAAGAAAGATCTAAATGATATTTACAGGCCATGTTGATGAACCCGCCCGCCTTAACTACAGTATTCCGGAGGGGCTGCATCACCAGGTCTTTTGCTGGCTGAATATAGATGTTCCCTCCCTCCATTACTATAGAGGAATTCCAGGTATCTCGAATGGTTATGCCTCCGTTAGGCATTAAATATATTCCTGCAGTTTTTAGCTGGTACTGGTTAACAGTAGATGTCGTTTCCTGGTCCACTTTACCAAACTTACCCACATGCTCTTCCTTATCCACATCCTTGCTCACAAAAAAGTCTTTTTCGTGAGTGCTGAAGTTTTGGTAGTTTTCTTTTTCGTTGATGTACGCTAGGTAATCTCTTATCTGCAGCGCGTAGGCAAAAGGATTACCTTTGTAATTAAAATCTCTGTTAAACTCAAAAGGTTTTTTCGGTGTATAGTCTAGCTTTTGAGCATCATCACCTTCAGGATCATCCGGAGCGTATTGCCTGACAGGTACGCGTATCCAGTTGGTTTTTTCTATGAAAACCTCCTTAACACTACGCATATGCATTCCGCCGTCGGTACCTACATGCAAGTTCCATAAACCTGTCTCTGTGGTTTCTTCTTTAACGTCGCCATTCAGTACTCTAGGAGATTCAGGATTAGGTCTTACTAGGAACAACTGGAGGAAGTCTCCAACGCTACCTAGGAACATCTTGAACCTTTCGACAGCCTTCATGCGCTCGTCTTGCACGAGTTCATAAAAGTCATCAGAGTCGTCGGGTTTGTGCTTACCTGTTTTGTCAAACGTTTTAAGACTTCCTTTATCGGATTCTACGGCAGGGCTACCATAAGACTCGGCTACTTTGTGTGTTGCTCCAAACTCAGCCATCAAGCGCTTACCGTCATGGTAGATATTGTATTCTCCTAGAGCTGTGTAGTGTTGAAAATTGTGGCTTATAATTCTTACGAGATCGTCTAGTAAAAAGCACTGTACTTGTGCTAGCTCAGAAGCTTTTAAGACAGCCAACTGCTGATACAAACCTAAAAGTACGCCTAATTCGTTGCCTACGCTATACTCACCATCAACAAGGTCGGTAGGTCTACGTAGATCGCACATCGAGCGTAAGTGCGCTTCGTGACCTATCCTGTTTGCTTTGTCGTCTAGAGCACAGCCTTGTCCTAGTGTTGATCTAGAAGGCATGGCTTCTACCTCAAGAGAAGCTTGCGGAATTGACCCTATAACAAAGCAACTTATAGCTGAATCTTCGACACACAGTACTCGTGCGCCTGGCTGAGGAAGCGTGCAGTCTTTAAACCCTAAAAAAGAAGACACTACACTAGCTACAACGACACCCTCGATCAAGTTGCCCATTTCCCCTGTATTAGATGAGCCGTAGGACTCTCTGGCAACGACAACAGCTCTTGAACCAGCTTTTGAGGTAATAACTACCCCGGTAAATATATTTCTAGGTTGACTCATAATAAAGGCCTCAGTCTCACTATAGAAGACTGAGGCCTATTAGCAAGCAGATATTTAGGGTAGCAAGACTAACTTAAGGAGACGAAATCAATCACCACGTTCTCCATAACAGTCATCCCGTCTGTTTCTGCGGTGATTGTGTACTGAGACACAACGCAACCTGTTGCTGTAACTCCTCCGCCACCAGAAGCGCAGCTACCTGCATTAAATGTTATTGTAGTTGGTGTACAAGCCTGAAAGCCTGCAGCGCCCTTCACAAGACTGCCAATAACCAACTTCTGGATATTGATCTGTCCTGTGGGTTGGCTGGCCCATACGATAGCTCCACCATTACCCATGGAGCGGCGCTTGTTAATTTGCTGGTTGTAACTAATACTTACCTGTACGGCCCCAGCAACACTACCTCCCCAGCCAATAGTACTCTTATCGGCTGTTGCTGGCGTACTTACATTTGAGCTAAATCCATAAATATCTGACATAGTGTTATAATGGTTAGTTGTTTATCTTGTTATCTATCTTTAATTTTACCTTACCGAACGAAGAAATACAATAAAATTTACTTTAATAAACCTAGCGCTCTAGCAACATCTTCAAAATTAGTATCTTCTCCCTTCGTATATCTCACCCAACCTTTGCCTTCAGCAATCATTCGATATATCACGTTAGGTTTTCCGTCGTCCGAGTAAATTAGTAGTGCGGTAGCTTTATCTGTCGACAGTAATACAGGCTCTCTAAAATCACCTACAACAACAACACGCATAGTTATAATTGAATTCTATGTTTGGCGGCACTCATGTGCTTATCTATGAAGTCTTGTTTTAGCATTTCTTTTAAGGCTTCTAGGTCTGCGGGCAAAACTTGCTCGTCTTCGTTTTCTTCTGAATCTGGTAAACGCTTAAACAACTGGTGCTCGTGATCCTGCAAATATGCGCTTTTCAGGATACGGGACGCTTCTTGTGCAGTCATCCCGTATTCCTGAGCAGCAGATAAGAACCCTAATTCAAAGCCAGTCATATCTAGCCTACAAGCAATCTGAGATTGATGTAGTTCAACGGATACGGCACATGCAGTCTGACTTCAACATCCACTCTATCTTTGTAGGTGGCGTTTTGTTCAATTCTGACGATGTCATCCTTCTCTACGAAGCTAACCAGCTGATTACCTGCGCGAGCGACATACGTATCGTTAGCTCTAAACCTAAGTTGAGCTGCGATAGCATAGCGGATTTCGAGGATGTTCTCAGGGTTGACGTTGTACCTACCGATGAACGGAGCAAGTACGTCTTTTAGCGCGTAGCTGATAGAATCTACGTTAGTAGTGATAGAGTCTTCCGAGGTGTTCAAGCTACGTTCATCAGTTGTGAGCTGATGTCTGACATAAGGGGTAGCGCCAACCACTTCCTGAGTGATAAGCCAGATACCTTTCTCAGCCATTAAGTCTAGCTCGCTCTGAGAGAATTCAAGAACAACCTTACTCAAGTCTGTAGCTCCCAGGAATTCTGAGTTTGTTAATCCTTGGTGAGGGACAACTCCAGATCTAAGCCCTGCAAGTCCTGCCGCAGCAATATAACCTTGCTTAGTCACAGAGACTTCGCCCAAGGCTGCGTTACCGTACTTGTAGGTATCAGGGAAAACAACACGCACGCGACGGTTGTTGTAATTTCCGCCAATAGCTGCAATGTTTGCGGCTCTTTCAGACCTTGTGTAGTTCCTAACAACCTGAATCTTAGTCTTAGCCGCTGCAGGGATTTCTCTGCTAAGTTTGGTAGTGATCAGTAACTGAGTGTTTGTACGTACACGGTCTACAACATATTCGTCATAAACATGCTCACCATCAGCATTAAGTCTAAAATTAATTCTGATTGTGTCGTTGGGACGGATACCATCGTCAATAAACTTAGCTCCTTCAACAGTAACTAAGTTAATCTGAGTTCCGCTAACTGCAGTGTTGTCTGTAATTGTTGCGTAGTAAGAATCTCCATTTTCGTCGAGGTCATACATGAGCTTGGTCTTCTGATCTGGAACAGAGAGCCAGGCAATTCTCCAGCGGCCAACATCAGGAGTGCTGTAAGCATTAACATGAGCCACTACAGCATCTTGAATTGTGCGGTCAAATGTTAGAGGTACAAAACTGTACACTTTATCGCTCTTCTCTGAAATTTGAATAGCTTCCGCGTATCCAGCGAGGTCATCTGTCTGCACACCGATAAAGTAAACTTGCATGTTTTGCGCGTTTAATACAGCGTCATAAACTCCTTGAGCGAGAGGATTGTCTGGGTGTACTGTTCCGAGTTTCTCTGTTATCGAGGCTAAATCTCTAACTGAATCGATTGCGCTGCTTGTGCCTTGCAAGAGATCTCTATGCTCAACGAATAACTTGGCGGCTAAAACAGGAAGTCTCGCTGGTTCTGAGGAAGAAGCAAGGAGGCTGTTATTATATGTGGTTATATCGCTGTTAATAGTGATATGCGCGTCTTCTTGTGTCCAATTCCTGGCGTCTGTGGATATATCTTTAATGGCAGGAATCTGGATAGACTTCTGGGTAAGAGATAGAGAAGCATTAAGCTCTACTAAAGGGTCAAACATCGCTGTCGGCAGAGATTCAGAAAGTTCTACAATACTATAAGGTCCGAAGGATTCTGCGACTACAGGAACGTAGTAGGTATTTCCAGCGATAAGATAATCTCCTGACACACCTGCAGTGAACCTTGCCTTAGCTCCAAGGCTGCCTAAGTTAAAATATTCATTTTTCTTAGGCAGGATAATCGAGGAGGTGTCTATGTCTGAGGCTTTAATAAGCAGTTTTGCACAGGTGTCTGCATTATTCTGTGCAGGATCGTAGAACAATCCTCCGCGAGTAACGGTAATCGTATAAGTTTGACTGACTGAACCTGTATAGTCGCCGTCTGTATCTGGTAGCGCCGCCGAAATGGGTGCCCTGAAATTTGGTATCGTCCAGATAGTTCCGACTACAAGAGCAGCGCTGTCAGTATCGAACTCAAGTTTAACTTCACAACCATCTTCGTCGTCGATAACTAAAGTGTAGACTGTACCTGTAGAAGGAAGGGTGAACTTTACTCCGGTCTTTGTAGTGAAAGCTGAACTGGCTGAAGAAATGGAGAATTCCCAGTCTTCAGGGTCGTGACCTGCTCTAGTGGATGTAACGGTATATGTGTCACTAAAAATACCTAAAGACGAATGCCCTTTGTATGCGGTAGACTCATTGGTCACAATCACTGTAGACCCAGACGCTCCAGATGGTACAGGAGTAGCTGCGTAGTATTCGTTGGTCGGTGCAGGGTTGGAGCTGTCGGCTGTGGCGTCATCCACAACTGAAGCGTAGTCATTTGAAATCAAACTATTTTCAGGCAGAATTGCTTTAACTTTGGCTTTAACGGAAACGGGGTTAGCACCTGAGGTAGAAACTTCGATGATGTCGCCGACAGTAACATCACGATTAGAGAAAAAATTTGAGCGAGACTCGCCATTACCTGTCTTGAGTATAGCATTCTTAAAGCGGACTTGGTTCGTGCTATTCTCTCCTGACTCAGTCGGCACCAATGCGACGTCATTTTGTGTAGGTAAGTTACTGTTTAACTCAGCATTCGGGAAATACTGAGCCTCAACAGCTTCAGCATAAACTTTAGTGTAACTATGGTCTACGTTTCCACCTGCAGGGACGTTAGGGAAGTCGTACGTTGTGTCTGCATCGGAGATATACGCGTTACCAGTGGCTAAGGCTCCACCATTGTAGGTTCCTAGGGCCGTGAACGGTCTTTCAGCGTCTACACTGTATCTGGTTAGTGCGTAGTTAGGTCCGATAATGAACGCAGGTAACGGATATTCTCTATATACAGGGAGCTGTAAAAATTCCTGCTGAATCTTAACTCTAGGTGTGATGTATGCCATAATGTTTGTGGTGTAGATTGCTGAGCTATATTTAACAATATTAATTTAAAATACCTACCGGAGCAACACTTTTTATTGTTGTTCTAAAGGTTGTTCTGCAAAATTAGTGTACACTGTGTAGGCTACAGTTTTTAGTCTCAAGTCGTCGCGCTTAATTGTTGCTCCCATGTCGAAAGTAGCTAGTAACTGTATCTGTACAGCAAAGTGGTCTTTGCTTTCTAAGTATAGCGAAGGAGGCGTCATACCTACAAGTTTAAATTGTCTTAAGCAAAAGTCGTTTTTAATGACTTCCTGATACCTGAGAAATATTTTGAATATGTACTCGGCTAATTGCTCTGTGAATCCTACGTTAGTAGCGACCACAGTCAATATTATAGGCATATCTAGCATCGCAAACCTAGTCTTTTCAGAATCTCTAGGATTTAACGCAGTGACCTGATTAATGGTCGGGAACTTAAAATTAATTTCGCCTCTAGATACAAATATCGCAGGTCTTTTCTGTACGACTACGTCTTTATAGTGATAAGCAATTTCAAGAGCTATGCCTGTCTTGAGTTCGTCTGGGTCATACGTTTGCGTGAATCTGTAACCCTCTTTCTGTGGAGAGTTTTCAGTCATGTAATTTTTAATTACCTCATAGCAAATATTTTGCACTGTCCATGGGGTAAGAATAATTTCTTTAACGTCTTTCTCTTCTGTCTCACGGACATAAGGAGAAACGTAAACAACTGGAGGTTTGCTTTCGCTTTCGTGCATAACTAGAGAGCGACAGGGATAGCTATAGAGTATACCGTGTCAGTAGAGGGAATTAGGTTCATTGAAGCTTTCTGAGTCAGAGTGATATTCGTACCTGGGAACTGCTTTGCTCCTTTTGACTGTATGCTATAGCGCGCACCGTCTTTGGCAGAGCAAATCACGTCTCTGACCTCAACAATTGGATACCCTGGAAGTCTCACTATCGTTGTAAATGTCTCTTTTACGCCGACTCCTTGAGGGTCGAGCTGTTTGTCTTGTTGTGAGCTCTCTATATAATACGTGCAGGGAACAGGAGCATAAAACCCTTCGTCAATACCTACACCATAATCCTCATGGGCCGTGTCTGTTATAGGTACACCACTTACAGGGTCTACGTTTTGGTAAGCTACTGTTTTAGTTTTAGAGCCGAAGATTTTACGCTTAAGTAGCCAGGCCTCATTGCCTGCGTAGCGACAAACAGTGATCTCTTTTCTGATCACTTCAGCAGCCATTGCGTATTTACGGTGCTCTTGTCGTGTAGCGCTAAAAAGTGTTGGAAGTGACCTATACATTCTGTTATCTGCGGTCTGCAAAGTGATTCTATAGGCATAATAGGGTGACCACGACTGGCGGATCTTGAAGTCGTCCACAGCAAAGAATACTTCACCAAGATTAAGTTTGCTTGCGGCCACTTCTGAAAAGTCTATAGCCTCAGAAATCTCTAGACTGAAATTGTATGGTCTAGTACCTTTAAAAAAAGGGTCTAGCTCCCATTGAATAAAATGGCCGTTAACCCAGTCAGGGATAACATTTATTTTTCTAAAAACCTTATTAGCTTCGCCGATCATAAAGGCTAAAAATTATGATACTCAGGGTTAGTTTGTGCCGCACCTGGTACGTATAGCATAGTATGCCCATTATGAATAGACCTAGCGTCGTGAACCATAATATTTATAGGCATCTCACCAAAAGCATGAGTGTGCTGTGCTAATCCCTTGAAGATGCCATAGCCTTCATCAGGTTGGCTAGACTTGGTTATTTTGGCGGGTTCATCAAAACCATGGATGCTTTTAACAGGCTTTTTCTGAGCTAGGCGTGCGCGTATTTTCCTAAGTCCTGATTTATTAACTTTCAAGACTCTGATGGCATCTATTACACCTCCAGCTGACTGTTGTAATCCAGATTCTTCCATTAGTATCTACGTCTGTAAATATATTCAGAGTGTTTAACTCCGTAAATTTGTGAAATATTCTGATTCATCTTTATCTGCTGCCCTAACTCTTTGAAGTCTTGCTGTAGGTTTTGGGCAAGCGACATAAATATCTGGGCCTTGTCTTTATCGTTAACCTGTATACCGTCAGCAGAATATGTTAACTGGTTGGCTGCCTCATTAATAGCTCCTGACCTAAGCAGATAAGCAGCTGTGCCTAGTAAGAGTAGAGATCTGTACGGAAATGACTCGATAGAGTACATGATACCTGTAGGAGGGTTCATCAGGTTGTAGTAATCTACCGTATTGATCATTGCCTGCTCGATCATCTCAGGCGTAAATCTGATTCCTAGCAAAAGAGGGTTGAGTTCTTCTCTATCCTGAAGGAAGAGCCTAACTTCTTCGCTTGTTAAAATTGGGGCAGCCATAAGGTTATTTGAAAGAGTTAAAAGTCATTTTTTTAGGTGACGCATTAGACGTAGGGACCTTGCTTAAGGGCTGAGACATTTGAGGTGCAGCCTGCGTACTGATAGCATTTGTTTCGTTTACTCTAGCTACTGGCTGTCCTGCCGCTGGAGCAGAGCTAACTTGTCCCGACTGTTCTGTAGACTCGCCTGTAGTCAACCCTGTGTGAGGAGCGTTCATAGCGACCGCAGACTTTTCAATAAAAGCTGCGAACTCACTAAGAATATTTTCGAAGTTATTCATAGATAAATTATACCGTATTTATTGACTATATCAAGAGACATATAGAAAACAAAAAAGGGACCCGAAGGTCCCTTTTTCTAACGCTACGCTAATTGTTGGTGTATTAACCGTTGAAGTCGACTTTCACAACACCCTTCACGTTGCCGATGGCAAGCGAGAGGTTCATGTACTGGAAGTACTCAAGGAAGTAAGCTTCGTTCTTCATGAACACTGTGAGAGGCTGTAGTCTGTAGTACTTGCCGAAGAACTCTTCGGAAGAGAACAGATAGATAACGCCGTCAGGGACGAGGTCACGCTTGATTGTGTAGATAGGCTTCACACCCAAGAGAGTCTTGGAAGGAAGGCCATTAACGAACATATCCTGTGCGAGGTCGCCACCAACTTCAGAGCGGCTCATCTTGACGAAGTCGTCTGCTGTAACATTGTTCATCAACATCACTCCTTTGGTTTCTCCACCATCAGGCTGAGAAGGACCGAAAGGAACACGGAGACGCTTAATAACCTTAAACGCTTCAGCCATGTTTTCACGAGTGATACCTCCAGAAATAGTGACATTCTGTGGAAGCCCAAGGCCATTCAATGGGTTAGCTGTATTAACAGCTCCGATGATGCTATCGACACGAGTCATGAAACGTGTGTCGATTTCAGTAGCAATGTCCTTTGTAGACAACTCGAGCATGATTGCACGAATGTCGTAATCATACCCACGAAGCTGGTCGATGTCCTTGTTGTACTTAGGGCTCGTGATACGAGTGAAGTAGGAAGGATAACGAGTACCAGCGAACTGGAACATGTCAGGCACAACTCCGAGAGGGATTGTGACAGCAGGAGCAGTATCAGGTTCACGGTCGTTCCACTTAACAAGTAACTCAGGATTCTCGGCCTTGTCGAGGTCATCATTGCTGATGTCGATAGGGGTAATGATCTTTTCTGTGAAGCTTTCTTCACGAAGCTTGTTACGAGTAAAAGACTGCATACTGACAGCTGCCTTCTTTTCTTCACCAGCCTTCACCATCTCAAGGAAGGTGTCGTTGAACACTTTTTGGTTTGCGATTTTTTCCATATAGTTATTTTGTTACTGGTTTAATTAGACAGCGAGCTTAATTCCCAACACAGTGGTGTTAGTAGGATATGTGAATGTACGCCCAGCAATATCGGTGGAAGCAGCGCGTCCGGGTAGTTCGCGAGACCCTTCAACATATCCGATAACCTTGTCGGATGTAGCTACAGCGTTGTTTGTAACTGTGAGAGGTTTGATCTTGCCATCTGTTCCAACGGAAACAGGGGCACCTACAGCGTAATCTCCAATAACGCCTGTGAACTGGTCAGTTTCGATAACAGACATACCATCGAGAGCGTAAACTCCAATGGCTCCTGCTTCGATAACATCTCCAGCGTCTTGACTGTTGATGGCGAATCCATACTCCGCATTGATTGGGGCTGGATTTGCGGAAGCGCCTTTCTTCCATGTACCAAAAGCGGTGTCGAAACGCACCACCATACCGGCAACGATACCTTGACCTGCAGCAGGCTTACCAACGTAGTTAACTTGGTGTAAGCTCAGAGCAGGACCTTTTTTGAAATTAATCATAATGTTCTCCTTTTGTTTGTTTTGTTGTTTGTTTGTTGTCTCTTCGCATTTACACCCCGAACGCCGATCAAGGCTTTTTCAGCAATGTGTCTATCGAAAGTTATATGCAATTATTATAAAAAATAATAGCGAGGTCAACTAGATATTTAAATATTTTAATCTACATCAACCATTTGATCTTCTGGGAAATCTATCGAAGTGTCCGCAGCCAACTTCATCATTAGCTCAAGAGCTTCGGGCTGTGACAACCCTTCGTCTGAGGCTGCTTTAATAAATCCTTCAATATAGGCCACCAGTTCAGATTCAGTCATAAGTTTATTCTAGTCGTCGAGTAAGTTGTCGTAACTGCTGTATCCAAAAGCCCTACGCATGACTGGGTCATCTGTTTGTGGGGCTGTTTTAACTGAAGCTACCTTGCCCATGTATGAAACGTCTGCAGCCACGCAAACTTTTTCTACAACCTTAGCGAGGTACTTAACATCTTCTTGAGCCTTTTTGACGAAGAGCGCTTTTTCTTCCTCGTCGTTAATAAAGTCTGAGTTATACATCGCTTGTGCAGCCTTTTTTAGGGCAGCCTCAAACTCACTATGCTGTACCTGAACAGCTGCCTTTTTAACTTGCTCTGCTTGTAGTTGCTGCTTGAGCTCGGCGATTTCGGCAAGGGCAACTTTTACAAACTGTTCAATCTTATGTAGCGCTTGCTTCGTCATGATTTATTTGCTCGAGGGTTAAAAGACTTGCGATGTACTTGAGTACTTTTTCTTTATCTTTATCGCTTAAATGGTTTAGTGCGTGGATAGCCTGCTCCTCTACAGGGGATTTAGCTTCTTCGAGAGGAGCAGGCATAATGAAACCAATTAAACGGCAGGAACGATCTCAGACTTAAGCTTGCTGAGTACCATTTCTGCCACAGACTCGGCTAGCTTGACTTGCTGCTCCTGAGCTTGAGCTTCCACAAATTGGGCATACTGAGTTTCTTCAGCTTGCTTGATGTAGGCTTCATATTCGGCGAGCTTAGCCTGGAGTTGCTGGTTTTGCTGCATAGCTTCGTTATAAGCGGCCTGCTTCATTAAATTGTCGAAGTCTTCAGCACCCTGAAACTCTGCCTGCTTTTCTTGAGCTTCTGCAGCTTCAAGGTTTTCGGCAGCTTCAGCAATCATAAGGTCGAAGTCGCGACGACCTGCTTCTTTCATGAGCTCAAGCTCGTCAGGAGCTTGCTGCTCTGCAGCAGTCTTGAGCAGGGCAGCACAAAATTGGCGTCCGAGCTCATAAGAAGCAACTTTTGCTGCTAATTCCTCAACTTCAGCTTTCTTTGCAGACGCAAGGGGCTTAGAGCTGTCAGTCGAAGGCTTTTGCTCATAGTCCTGAGAATTGCTTTCAGGCTTAACCTTGTTCTTGTCAGTCTTGTGCTCGTCTGTACTTTCAGATTTAACGTCTCCAGGTTTGCCTGTGACGGTATCTTGAGCTTCAGCCTGCTTACGGATGATATCGAGAATTTCAGTACCGAGGTCGTTGGCTGTCTTGGACCCGGCGAGGGGTTCCGCAGAATCTTCAGAAGGTTTTTGATGATATCCTTGAGCGACGTTTTCAGGTCCTACAGAGTTTTTGTTAGTTGTGTCGTGTTCACTACCGACACTAACACTCTTAACATCTCCGCCTGGTTTACCTGAGATATTTTTTTGAGCTTCTTCAGCTTGCTTCTTCACCATAGAGTGGAGCTGTTCAAGAACTTCTGCGTGTTTAGTTAGTTTGGCCATATGTTTTAGTGGTTACTGATTGTTTTGATTTTATTTAGGTTTTACACTAATGTAAATAATTATTTAGCGGTAGTATGGATATTGCTGAGGATTTTCTGGGTGGTCCTGTAACCCTGCATATAGCCCTGCACCACCAACCCCCGTGACAAGAGCTGCGCTAAGTGGATTTTCTGACGCAAATCGGCCTGCAGCACCTAGCTGGGCCGCGAGTCTGTGCTTTAGTCCTGGAGGGAGAGGACCTATAGGTGTGTCTAAAGAATGATTAAGTGTGTTTTCAAAAGATGTAGCCTGCGAAGGGTCTGCCATCTCTACTGCTTTTTGTCGTAAATCTTTTTGCTTTTTTGACTCTGCGTTTGGTGGAGGTGTAGCTCTGCTTCTGTTACTTGCATGTACTCGCTCTGCCGCTTCTCTCTCTACTCGATTGATTAACTCCTGCTCTGCAGGGCTACGATGGTGCGATGGTCTTCTGCGAGCTTCTTCATACATCAGCTCTTCTTCAATAGAAGAAAAAGTAGAAGCTTTTGCCTTGCCTGCCCCTTTAGGGGCTTCGCTTGCCTGGGCTGCAGAAGCTGCAGGGTTAGGTGTGACTTTAGGTGCTGCGGTAGGCGGTGGGATGTCTTTTGGATATCTCGCGCTGGCTGCCTCATACGCAGACGGAGCTTTGCCAGATCTGGGTACTTTAGTCCTAGTGAATGCTCCTTTAGCTTTGCTTCCTGAAGACACGGCCTTATTTATAAGTCGAGATCTGACTCCTGCGTCTTTAATTAAGTCTGCTAGTTTCAAAGCTGCCGAATCCTCAGGAGATAGTCCTACGTAATTTTCAACTAACGAAGACTGCTTTTTAAGAAAAGCTTTACCTCCAGACTCATCATAGTGAATACCCTTTCCTGTAGTTTTGGGTTCAAAAACACTACGCTTGGGTTTATTTTTACTTGTACCTAATTCTTTAAATAAGTCTTTAGCTTTCTCAGCAGGTACAGTGATAGTGTTTTTAGCTTTTTCGACTACGTCTTTAACAGCCCTCACAGGTTTTGTTTCTTTAAGAAACCTGCCAAGGTTCTTAGCCGCGTCACGAAGACCTGCTTGCTTAGCGAAGTCTAACGCCTGGTCTAGTGTAAGTCCATATTCGTGTGCACTGTCAATAAACCCCTGATAATAGGCAGCTTTCTTGACTTCATCTAAAGGTTCTTCACCTTTTTCATGCTCTAGCTTTTCTTCTTCAGGGGTTTCAGACTCTTCATGTTTTTTTTTAGCTTCTGCGTCTTTAACCAGCTCTAAAACATTAATTAATACACGGTCGTATAAGTCTACAGCCTTCTTGATTGTGACGCCTTCTGATGTAGCTTGAGATAAGAATCCTTCAATATACTCAGCAGTTTTAAATATTTCCAAAGCTGCGAGTTTTTCTGGAGAAGCCTCTGGTACGGTAGCGTCAGGGTTTTGTGTTAAATGCTCTTGAATCGCTTGTGCCAGAGCTGCTGTGTTGCCTGAGTCTTCTTCTCCTGGAGTTTGAATGTCCTCGGACAGCTCTGTAGCTAACTGTTCAATTTGCTCAGGGGTAAGTTGAGAAAGTAACTGCTCCACAGCCAAGTCGTCATGGACTTGCTCCTCAGGGTGCTCAATAGCTTCGGCTTCAGGAGCTTCTAATTGCTCGTGCTCTGGCTCTTCGGCAGGAGCTAAAGCTTCTTCTTCTAAAGGATGCTGCTCAAGGTTAGGGTCTTCACTGGCTGTATCTTGGTGCTCTAAAAGTTCCTCTTCAGGAGTTTCTAACTGCTCATGAGCCTGCTCATCTGCTGGAGACATCTCCATTTCTGCAGTCTCCGCAAGCTTAAGCAGGTACTCAGCAGCTAATTTAATTTTAGGAATTTTTGGCATATCTTTTTAATCTTATATGAATTCTTGAATTACTCCAAGAAATTTTATCTGTTTTGTATTAAAGCGTTCAGCATTACGTCCTCGTCAAGTTTGTTACATTCGTCCAGATAGCGTAAGGCGGCTAGCTTGTAAGCGGCATATTGCTCTGCGAGTTCTTTAACAGAGGCTTCTTTTGAGGGTTGCTGTTTTTGCTCCTGTTTGTCTGTAGGTATTTTTTTAACGATTGTAATACGCATAATTCTATTATGCGCTGGAGCTTCAAATAATGAGTGATCGTCAAACAGGCGACTAACCATATTTAAAAGGTCTTTAGGTAACCCTACGGTTTCAGAAGGTTCATATTTGTCATTGTTGACAACATCGTCTCCGTCATCGTCTAGTTTTGAAAAAATGGATGGAAGATGACTCTTAACCTTGGCGAAAAGGTTAGAAGCATTACCCAGCTTACCAGCTCCAAAAACATACTTAATAAAGTCTTCTGGAGAAAAAATGATGCCTTGATCTGCTAGAGCTTTTAAAAGTTTGGCTGGAGAATATTTTCTGAGTTCCTCTATAGTATTTTCCGAAATACTGTCAGAATGCTTTAATTTGGCCTTATGTTCTGCAATAAACCTATCTTTACTGTCTTTAGGTTTGTTTGTCATTACAGCGTCTACGTGCTTTTCTAGCGCAGATAGCTTCTTGAGTAATTCTCGCTTTTCAGATGCATATTTACTGATTTCGAGATAATCATCCGGAGGGGCTACAAATCCTGGATAGATCGCTTTGTAATCAAAAGCGGTCTTAATATAGTTATTGTCTGAAGCTAATTTGAGGCTCATACCAATGCGGTCTGCAGGCCTGCCAACTATAGAGAGCTCAAACCATTTTGGCTTAATATTATCCATACTGCACATCTCTCCACGCTTGTTGATTTCACCAAGCTCTTTTGGGATGTGCTTACACCTATGTCGGTCGTCTTTAGCTTCATATCCACACCAAGTGCATTTATCGTAAGCCACCTTTGCGGCCATACTTACATTAATTTGCTTACCTTCTGCCAATTTTTGAATTTCTTCAGCACACTTGTCATTATCTAAGCCAATAACCAGCTCAATACGCTTCATCTTATTGTTATAAGAAGCGGCTTTAATATTCCCGTATTTAGGGTCCTCAGGTTTATTTTTATGATGTCTATTTAGAGCTCTACCATCATAAGAACCATCTCTTTTTTTACTGCCTGATTTAACAAAGGTCTGATAATTTTTAAGACATTCAGCTTCTTTAAAGATGTCTCCGTTGCGGTTAGCTCCTGTACCTTCGTACGCTCCCAGAGCAATCACAAGAGCATCTGTTTGCCCTGCTGTTTTTTCAACCCGGAGTTCTGAGTTGTCTGCCCCGGCTTTAGTCAACGTATTAACATTATGTATAAGCTGCACAGGGTCTACATCCCAGTTCCAGTCTTGAGTAGCGCTAAATTTTATCAGTCCTTTGTGCATAAGATTATCTAACCGAGTTTAAAGCCTCACTCCAATCAATATCTGTAGGATGGCTTATAGGTTGAGGTCTGACTGCTGGAGGTTCTTCATCTCTTGGAGGCTCAGGAGGAACTTCGAGCGGAATTTCAGGAGAGCTCTCCTCGAGTTGAGGTTGATGTCTCTGGAATTGCTGTTGTGGTCCGTACTGACTCGCGCGGTCGAAGTCTCCTCTGGCTTGCAGTAGCGTTTTTCTCCACTCATCCATTTTTTGCTTTGAGTGAGTTTGATTTTGTAACGCTTTAACCAGTGCGTAAAGCCCTGTTCCTCCAGCGGCAGCTGCAGCTCCTGCAGCTAACGGAAGCTTTGTGCGCTTCAGTAACCTACTCAGTCCTGCGTTTTGAAATGGTATGTTTTCAAGATCTCGCAATCCTGTTTCAGCAAAAGCTTTTGCCCCTGCACCTGGGGAATATTCTTCAGCAATTCGCTTCAAAATGTTCCTATTGTAGTGCGGATTAGCTTTGGTAAAATTAGAGGCTTCGGCTAAATCTGTAAACCCCTGCATGTGCGAAGGGGCTAGATTTTCTCTAGTGAACTTGTGTAATACGCCTTCGCTCGCGGTACCTGCTCCTGGAGCAGTGTGCATATCTTCTCCCCAATATTTCTTGAGTCCTCCAGAAGCTTTCGCTCTTTGTGTAGATTCATGAAAATTGGCATAGTCTTCAAGCATTGCAGCGCCATTGGTCCTGTTGGCTTCAGCGAATAGTTTTTTAGGATCTTCGCCTCGCGCTACTAGCTCTTGGTATTTTGAGGCGTAATCTGAAGCTTTTCCTCCAGAAGCATTGAGCTCGTCAATGAGTGCAAGCCTTGTTTCTGGGTCAGTTGTAAAATCTCCGAAAACACGAGAGATGTCTGCCCGCACAGGTCCTTCTTTCGGATTTAATAAATTCCTTGGGTGTGCAGGGTCTACACCATAATTACCTTTACGTGCGTCCTCTGAAGGACGAGTCATCTTAAGGTTTCTATATTTGTTGCGTAAATTAGATGCAGCACCTAAAGCGCCTGCCCCGAGCCCCAACTTGCCTGAGTTACCTAGGATATCTGTGCCTACAGCTGCAACAGGATGTTCGTCGTAGTACGTATTCCCTGTATTTTTCTTGAGACCTGTCATGTACTCGAGACCCACGAGGCCTTTTCTTACCTGCTCACGTAAAAGCCTGTCTTTTACTGCCTCCTCAGGAGAAAGGTTCTCTGCGTCACTTCTGCCAATTATAGGAGAAATTGCCTGATAAAGATCCGAGTCTAGCCCTGCTCGAGGGTCCTCTAAATCTCTAGAAAAGTTGGAAGCTGCGTATTTTTGGTTACTGCGCATTATTTTTGAGGCTTGCTGATATCTGTCAGCCATCTGCTTGCTCTGCAGTCTGGCGTCACGGGCAGCTTTTCGTTTTTGGTTGTATATATCAAGAGCCATACCTGCAGGTATTGAAAAGAGCGGATTGATCGCTCCTGACAGTGAGAGTGCTGCAGAGCCTGCATCTATACCCAAACCTACCATGTCCCCTTTACCGATATCTTTAGCCATATCATACGCAGACACAGCTCCACCCAAAACAGGCAATGCTTTCCCTGCGGCGTGTGTTAATAGGCCTGAGGTTTTTCTTAAGTATTGCATACTAGATGTTCTCTACTTGTTCACCTGTGAATGTGTCTGACTTCGCTCTTAACGTGTCAAATGCCTCCGAGTAATTCGTGATAAAAGTTTCCTGAAACTTGAGAGCTTTAGCTTCTGTATCATCTTTATAAGCTTCAGATTTGCTGTCGAACTCCTGTGTATACGGTAAGTCTGATTTAATTCGAATATACTTTACTGGAAGAGTGTACGCATCACCTACGTCGGGAGTATAGGTTCCACCGATATCTATTGACGGCTCACCAAACTTTCTAAGTAACTCTTTATCGCTTTCAGGAAGTTTTTCAGAGTCTAACGAAAAAGTAATTTTAAAAACATCGTTGTCGATGAATCTTCTTATTTTAAGCAGTGCGGGCATAGTATTAAAATCTAAAGTTTTCTGTGTTACCTGCGTTAAATTGGTGGGTAGCTACTCGGCGCTTAAGCATTCCTGTGTCGAGCTTGGTCATCAAATCTGCGTCGTATTTGCTCAATGCCTGCGAAGCAACCATGGCTCTTAACTCTGCACGCACAACTTCTTTTTCTTTTGAAATTTCGGGGGAAAGCCTCATGAGCTGCTCAAAAGCTCTGGCAACTTTAACAGGATTAACTTTAGAAAGGATTGTGTCAGTCAACATCAGCTCTTGAAGCAATAACTTCCTCTGCATATTTTCTAATGTTAGATTTGGTTTAGCTGCTGTAGGTCCGTGCTTGAATCCTGAAGAAAAGGCATGTGCCGCCTGCTCGTGAGCTAGGTCGTGTACGGGTCCCGCCATAAATTTACCTAGACCCATCAACCCTCCGAAAAAAGCCTCTTTTTGCATAGCCTCTGCAAGTACTGGATCCTCTGCATAGGCTTTTGCTACGCTATAGCTTTTATCTGAGGCTTTTTTTTTAATCTCAGCAAGCACAGGGTCTTCTTCCGAAGACTCTTCCTTCTCAGAGGTTTCTTCCTTCTCAGAGGTTTCTTCTTCTTGCTTGGCTGCCTTTTTCCCTAATACGTGGTTGCATTCTTTTAAGAATGAAGACTCAAAACTGTAGTTTTCAGCAAGCTCAGAAGCTTGTTTCTCTGCTACTACAAGCTGTTGCCCAGCCATCATCATAGAGTCGAACAGGCGGGCTTCCTTGCAGGGATTAAACATCATATAGCTTGAGTCGTGCACGCCTCTATCTTCTGCGAGTCCTGCAGCTTTATAAATTAAATTTACGTAAGGCACAGCTGCTTCACCGTGTTTTGCAAAAACCTGTGACTCGAATTCGTCAAAAGAAGTGCGGTAGGCTGCGTCTTTCTTGAATTCGTCACAAAGCGAAGAAAACGAGTCGTTCAGTGCAATTTCAGAAGCAACTTTAGCTACTTCAGCAGCTTCAAGATCTTTATTTAATCGCTGTACGTAATTGGCAGACTTGTCCAGTAAAGTGTTTAGTGTTGTAGGAAAAGCTTCGTGCTTTTCTGGAGCTTCAGATATTTCTAAAAAAGCGCGTTTATATTGAGGGTTATTAAGAATTCTTGTGTAATTAAATACAGTATCGTTCTGCGCGGCTCCTGAAAACATATCTGCAGAGTATTCTGCCGCAGTCTTTTCATTGCGGGTAAAAGCGTGCTGCACGGCATGAGGAATGTCGGCTATTTCAAAATCAGCAGATCTGTCACTGGCTGTTTTAAAATGCTTGTAGTGGAGCGCTACGTTTAAGGCTTCGCCTGTTCTTTGAATAAAGTTAGGGTTCAAGTCGAGGTCCAAAGCCACCTTTTGAAGTGCTTTGGTTGGAGACATACCTTCGTTAACTTTTTGTACCGCGTCGTGCAGCGCAGTTTTAATGAGAATATTTGGCTCTTCCATATGTTTAATCTCTATAGTTATATCACGGAGCAAAAATTAATTCAATTCAGTAATCACTTTATATTCTGGAAGGGTATTCTCTTTGAGGGCCAATTTAGAGATCATCTCTATAGCTAGAACATCCTCATCCTGCATGCTCGAATCAAAGTCGGTTCTTTGGTTCACTATCCTATTGGTGCTTGCGTCCAGGTTCCTGACCTTAGACCTAAAGTAATTAATTTCTTCTTTCTTGATGAAGAAAGAGGCAAGATTATTAATCACTGTATTATATGCCAGAGCATCTTTTTTATCTTCGATAGAAAAATACAGAGAAGTTACGTTATCCAGCATGGAATCGGCTAAATAGCTGTTGAGTCTTTCTTTCTCTTCAGTGGTTAAACTGGAAGGATCGGCTTCGGCTTTCAACCCAAGTTCTCCTAACGAACCTATGATCTTAAAATACCTACGATCCATGTCACTAATCACTTGGTTGTCGGTTAACTGAGTAAAATAAGCAGCTCTAGCTACCACCTCTGTAGGCGCGTTAGTGAAGTCAAAAAAGAGTTCTCTAATGGCTTTTACTTGCCCTGGTAAAAGTTTGTACCTGTAAGCTATCACCGCATCCGATAGCCCTGCATATATACAGTAACCGATAACGCAAAAATTTCTCTGATGCTCTTTAGATAGCTTGTATTTGACTGCGAAGTCGTAGTTGCTAGAGAATTTTACATTACTTACGTGAAGTAAAAAATTGCGTAGTGGTGTGTCTGTGATAAGCTCAATATGTTTGATGCTCCAGAGCTCTACATTTTCTTCTCTATAGCTAGGGACGAAAACTTTTTTGTCGCCGTCTAGTTTAAGCTTTTTATTGAATAGCTTGTAAAACGTAGACTTCTGCTCGTCAGAGAGACTAGATACAAGCTTGTGAATGAAAGGAGACAGCGAAAGGGATACTACAGAGCGCTCTTTAAGATCTTTATGGCTGTGTAAGTATCTCCTAAGACAGGCCGCTCCGTCCTGCGGCTTTCTTCGGCAATACGCTAGGTTGGCTCTAGAGGGATCTAAATAAATTAAGTACCTCCAATTTGGGAAGTTGTAAAATGAGCCTATCTGGTTAAGGCGTATTGGGGCTAATTTTTTTTCGTTCATCTCTAGGCATTCTGTCTGTTAAAGCTCCAGCTACCCCACCGATACCAGCTCCCCAGGCTAACGCTTTTGGCAGCTCGTGACCTAGTTCATTGATGAGCCTCGGAGTTACAGTAAGTAAAGGTTTGCCTTTAGCATATCTAGCAGCGTTACCTATACTTCTTCCTAGGGCTGTAATTATTGGAGGATGTGTCGCAGTAAAAACTCCGGCAGCTCCACCTAAAAGAGAGCCTACTCCTGTATTTTTGAGTTTAGTCATTAAAGCTGAGTCCTCGTCGTCAGCCCTTAGAGCGCTAACCATCTCGCTGCCAGGTATGCTGGTCAAATAGGGTTGTCTTTGAATTATATCCGCAGCCTCGATGAGTGCTTGGTTCTTTGATGGGTTATAATGCTCGTATAATGGGTAGGCTGTTCCTGCGGCGGCTGCCAAACCTGCACCAGTCAAGGCGTCGTAACCACTTCTACGTAATAGTGCATTTGCATAATTTTTCCTGGCAGACAGCCGGTCTAGATTCCTGCCGAGTTGAAATGGGTTTTGAAAAACCTTTTTGCCTGTAGCGTCTAGCTTGGTCAGTCCTTTCCACCCGAGCAACCTAACCGCAGAGCTTAAAATAAATCCTGCAGTCAGCGCCCCTCCGCCCATAGAGGTTACATTATTTAGAATCTCTTTGCCTAGCGAGCTGTGCGCTCCTCCAGAACGCTTGATTCTTTTCAGTGCTTCTATAATCTGCTTTTTCCTTTCTTCCGGATCCGAAGAAATGATTGAAGCTGACGGTAGTACATTTTTAACGATAGGTGCCAGTGTTCTGGCTGACCCTGGTAAATCCTCTGCAACATCAGAGGCGGAATACCTCCCAGGGTTAGCATAAAACAAGTTCTCACGAAGCAAGTTTAATGCAGCTAGCCTCTCAGCGTAAGTACTCGGCTTCTCAGAATCTGGCATATGCTGAGATTAAGCTTCAAAGCCATCAGCTTTAGACATGTTGATCGAGAGCTCAGGAGACTTTCTCTTTAAGAACACGATAAGCTCACCTACGTTTTTGAAAACACTGGTTACAAGCTCTAGCAGTTCAGGTAAATCTCCGCGTCCGTACATTTCTTTGAACTTGTCCGTATCCCAATGCAGCAGGAACAGGATGCGCCCTAGTCTATCCATGGCCTCGATCATTGATGGTAGGTATTCAGAAATCTTGTCTCCTACACTAACGTATTTAGCCAAGGCTCCAATCATCTGAGTGTCAAAAATTTCTTTTTGCCCGTTTTGAGCCATTTGTGTGGCTTGTTGGACAAGGCGAGGATCAATACCCTTAATCTCTGGCATAGTGCCTAGATCTTTTTGGGTAGGATTGCCTGTGTAGCTGTCCATGGTAGGCAATGTGTTTTCTTGACCGACACCAACGTAGGTCTGTTGACCGAATTCGTTAGTGTAAGGCTGTTCTTCAAATGGTTGAGGATAAACATCACCAGTAAAAGCTAGCTTGATATGTCCTTTCTTTGTAAACCCTGGAACCAATGAATCAAGAAGCTCCGAAGCCACCTTCTGGTCCATTCCTAAATCTACAACCATAGCTATCTTGGCGGCTAAAGGATCTTCATATTTTTTCTTGGCTCCATTAATATCTACAAAATACTCACTACCGTTTGTATGCACAGTCATCGGGAAGATATTTTTGTCGCGAAGGAGACCGTGTAGTGTGCTAGGAGATCCAGGCTCACCCCTCAAATACTTTTCTTTTTCAGCCTCCTGCTCTTTCTTGCGTTTGTCTTGATCTTCTTTGTCTTTTTTAGACATCCCGAGGGCTGGATAAGCGTAAAAGCTACTATCATGCGACTGGTTTGCAGGATTGATTTTAAGTAATTTAAAGCCTCCTGGGACATAAAGCATCTTATCTTTATATTCGAAGCGATCACCCTGCTTCTTCGTCATCACAAGCATGATCTCGTCAGCTCTCTTTGGATGCTCATAGAAGTTACCTCTGGGAAGTGCATGAACGCTACCTGGGCGGTCTTTAGGTCCTGAGCGTTCAGGATAGCATTCGTAATATTCAGTATATGGTTCTACACTGATACGGCGGATACCTGAGGCATCTTTAAAGTTAGCGTTAATCCGGAAGGGTTGTGTGGCCTTGAGGTTTTCGTTAATTAAAATATAAACGTTTGAGTACCCTGGCTTGGCTTCAGCAGGGTCAACCATCATCTTATGCACCATCGAGTAATCTTGGACTCTGATCTGATCCTTAATAAAGACCTGTTTATGGTCTCGGACATAGGTGTTCCCTTCCTTACTATCTAGGTCAATAACCAGGGTGTCGTCTGTAGCAAAATCTTGCTGCAATTGCTTCGGGCGTACAATAAGCAATCCGTAACGAAGTCCTCCGAGCTTAGTAACATAAGAGTAGAACCCGGAATCTGTAGGGTTAGTAAATTTCTTAATATAGTCTACAGCTCCGTAAGAAGACTTTTGACTTTCTGCACGGTCATCTACGATGACATACCCTTGAGTCATTAAGGTCTGCTTGTCGTGGTCTGTAAGCTTTTTGACTTCTTCTTTATCTGAGGGCTTAACAACCTTAACCAGGTCAATTTTTTTAGAGGCCTTATCGCCTTTGCGATACTTGTCGCCATCTTCAAGCTTGATAGCTTCAGCAACCTTCTCTAGCGGATAGAAGCGTAAAAGAGACTCACAAAATTCAGCGTCTTTCTCGATAAGGTCTGTAAAAGCTTCTTTTGTCTGATTGTCTGAGTCTTTAACGTAATCAAGCACAGAAGCAATAGCGTATCTTCCTGTTCTTGGAGGAACACTCATCTGCCTATAGTCGCCCTGAGTAGCGTCTCGCATGATATCAGACCTATTCTCTCTGGAGTCTTCTCCAAGGCCTAGCAAGTCCTCTTTAATAAACATTTCAGCGAAATCTTCATTAAGCGGGTAAAATTGCTCGTTGTTTTTACTATAAAGCAGGTCGAGAGGCTTTACCTTACCATTAACAAAAAAAGCAGGAACAAAAAGGACCTGACCGCTTTCAGAGCGAAAACCAAAGACTCCAAGAGCCTTCGTATTGTCCTCGTTCTTTTTAACTATTTCAAACCCTACAAGAAAAGGAATTAGATTTTTAAGGGTGTCCTGCAGCCTCTGATAGGCTAGCTGAAAGAAGGCTCCTTCAATTTGGTCGTCTGCTGCAGTTTTAGATAAAGCGGTATTTCGCATATGAATAGTCTATAATCCCTTCATTTTATAAATTTTTTCCTTGTATATCAAGAACCAACTAAAAATTAAGACTTTTCACCGAAACCAACACCATAAGCTAGGCCTGGAATAGGACTTGCGCCTTTGGTGTCCGAAGTTGCGCCTTTATTGACTAGGTTTACAAATCTTTTAGCTAAGTTGGTACTATTCAAGACATGCATCCAGTCATCGTGGTGCTCAGGTACATCTACGAGGCGTACCATAGTAGGTTCAAAGTTTGGAGGAGCTTCATGCACCATAACGGATTCAACGCCGTGCTCTTTTAGATGCTTTATTACTGCTGTAGTCACTTTTGTGCCTATCGTGTAGTGAAGCTCAGGTTTTTCTAGGTACTTTCCGTAAGCAAGATCAAGCCTCAGCTGCTTAGATTCAGGTCTAGGGACATAATCCTTTTCAATAGCTGAATAAGCCACTACTTGGTCAGGAAGATAGTCTCCTAGCCCGTCAGGGTCAGTAATCTTAACGTGGTCTATGGCAGCTTTGGCTATAAGCTCAAAGTTTCTACGATTAACAGGCAGACCGCTATCATCGAAAGCTTTTTTCATGGCTTCCATATAATACTTCCTGCCATCACCTATACCTCTGTACTGTACAACCTCGCGAGGGTCTACAAGACCTGAACTCAAAGCTTCTCCCTGCTCTACACGATCGCCTTTTTTGAATTTGGGTTCTTGGTCTGGACCTATGTAGTGCTCGTTGCCGTTAACCTCAATAAAATAACCACCTGCAGACGCAGGTTCTAAATTTGTAATTATGCCGTCCTCTTGAGCTAGAGGAGCTTTACCTACAAAGGTTTTCGGTATGTTGGCTAGCTGGTTAATTAGCTTAAACCCCTGCTGACCTCCTAGACTTGTGGCTGCGCCTCCACTGTGTCGAGCTTTCATAGCGCTCTCAGTCAGTGGTTCTGCAACGGCAGTTCCTGCCACAAGACCAACATAGCTATCCATAGCAGCCATTCCTTTTTCTCTCTTACCTACACACATCTGACACAAGCCTCCAGAGTGATGCTTTTTGTTGGACTGGCAGGTCATCGGAGAACGAATAGTTATGCTGGTAATATTTTGACTCTTTAAATCTCCGAGCATATTAGATGTAATAGGGTTGTTCCTATTGTATCCAGCTACCCCTTTAGCTAAAAAGGCTCCAACAGACTCACGGTCGTTAATCGGCACATCTATACCGTTGGTTGTTTCACAATCAGCCTCTACAACCTGTAATGGCATTAGCGCACGCGCAAACTGTTTTGATCCGTACCCTCCCTGGGCTACTGAAATCTTTTTTAAAACTTCTCCAGTTCTCGTACCGAAAGACGTAGTCAAATACTCAGGCAGAGAAAGCCCCTCCGCGTAGGAGCTCTTAATCGGAATATCCATTTTAGGTTTGCCTTCAGCGTCTACAACAAAACCCTGAGTGCTAATAGTCCCTCTGTATTGCGCTGGTGTACCTCTGGACCCGGCTAAAATAATTTTTGCTAGAGAACGATTGTCTGATAACCCTTTAACCAGAATATCTTTTTCGATATCTGACATCATTGAGTTGTAATGATCAAAAATTTTTTTATCTTTTACAGCTCTAGAATCATTTGTCTTTTCAACTTTTTCTGTAAACTTTTCAAAGTCATTCCAGAGTTTATCTTTATCTACAGGGGAAACGAGGTCCTTTAGAGTGATCGATGTGCCTTGTCTTGTCGCAATTTCAAACCCTAGCCTAGTTAGGTCTGAGACTATCTTACTATACTGGTCTGGAGCTTTCTCTGCCAGGTCAGCGAAGAGCTTTCCTATACCTTTCTTATCAAGGATAATACCTTCTACTAAGCTATGGAATTGGCTAGGGATAAAAAATTTTAATAATACCTGCCCTACAGTAGTGGTAGCCATTATTTTTTAAATTTTTGTTGTAATATTGAAAACAAAGAAGCTTCTTTGCGATTTTGCGCGTTGTCTCCGAAAGCCTCTGCAGAGGAAGATAAGAGGTCCTTGCTCGTAGATGGCTCATTATTGTCTACCAGCTCAACTTTTTCTTTTTCCTCATCAAGCTGGTTCAACGCGTCAAGCTCTTTAAAGGCTGAAGACATAATCCCTCCTTCCAGGTTTTCTCCAGATTGCTGATCTGGAGTAGCCATAGTGACTTCATTGTCTTGCAGGTCGTCAGAGTCGCCATTATTCACAGTGTCTCTGTCTTGTAGATCTTCAGCAATCTTGGCTTTAATATAGCATGCAGCGTCGTAGTTCAGATCGTCTTTGCTGAACGAGTCCAAGAAGGCTGCTAATTTTGTGAAGTCTGCCATAACGGTACTACATTCCTCCCATAGGTGTAGGGTATATGCCTCCACCCATCATGCCTTGCTGAGACTCTTGGGCTTTCTGGGCTTGCGCCTGCTGATCGGCGTCTGCTTTCTGCTTTGCCTGGTCCATTTTTTGCTTGTGCAGGTCTGCAAGCTGTTTGACTTTGAATAGAGATGCGGAAGCTGTGCCTTTACCTACAAGGTCTAACAACTCGCGTACAGTTAGAGAAACACGCACATTATCTAGCTCGTTTTTTGTCTCTTCTGCCGCTGCCGCTGCTTCTTGAGATTCAGCTCCAGGCTGGGGTTGCTGTTGTTGTGGCTGTCCCTGATCTTGCTGAGGCTGACCTCCTCCTTGCTGCATAGCTGCAAATAACTCTTCTTCAAAAGAAGCTTGCGCTACCATGCCCTGCTCCTGAGGTTGTCCTTGTTGAGGTTGTCCTTGCTGAGGTTGTCCTTGCTGAGGTTGTCCTTGCTGCATTGCAGAGAGCTGCTGCAATAACTGCTGTAATTGCTGCTGTTGCTGCTCGGGAGGTAGGCTTTGGATTTGCTGCAAAAGAGGACCAACTTGCTGCTGTACTTGAGGAGGTAGTTGCTGTACCAGCTGCATGACCTGGTCCATCAGTGGATTTTGCTGGGGTTGTCCTTGCTGGGGTTGTCCTTGCTGAGGTTGAGGTTGCTGAGGTTGAGGTTGCTGAGGTTGAGGTTGCTGAGGTTGAGCTGCCTGAGGGTTGGGTACAAAAGCTCTCTTTTCTGTCCAGTAATCTGAGGATAGCGCAGCCTTTTTGTGTACCCCTAAGTTGGTTACTTTGTCGTATTCTTCAAGTAGTTCTGAGATTTTCATGATAAGTTCTCTATTTCTAATATTTTAAATATTTTAGACTCAAGTTCTTTTTTAATGCTGGGTAGCTTGCCCTGGTCTGGTTGAAGATACAACTCATGCTGGCCAGACTCAATAGATAAATAGATTGTTAAATAATTTTTAATTTCTATTATTTTATCATCATCAGATAGCTGGAGCCATATGTTTTCATCAAGCATAGTCTAGAGAAGATTAAAAATAAAGAATATTTAAAAAGGGTTATAACTAAGAATTGCACATCTATTGCCTTTAAGCAAGAGCTTACAAGACTAAACGATTAGTCGATGTCTACTCGGTCACCAATATCCAGCTTGCCTGCCAAAAAGTCCCTCACCACCTCCTGAGCTGACGCATACTTATGCGGTGGGTTCTTTTTGTCTTCGAAACTGGCGGCAAACAGCCCAGTGGCCGCTTCGTTCGATGGAGTATATATTGGACTGAATGTTCTGTGGTATATCAGATTTTTTTCCGGTAATAGCTTTTCCTTAACCTCTTCTTTAGCGTCGTCGGATGCGGGCAGCTGTATATTTAACTGGTCACCATCAGAATCTCCGCCGTAACCTTTAAAAACTAGTGGATTAAGCTTAAGACTGAAGTCTTTAGGGTCAGGATTCATCTTAAGATACATCCCTTGAAAATTATACTTAGATAGCTGGGGATCTCTAGTGACAATTCCTGGCCTATCCTGCATCTCCTCATGTAACGCTGAAAGAGCTAACGGGTGCTTATTCTCAAGGTATTCTTTAGCTTTGGTTGCAGGAATGCCTTGGCGAACCAGTCTACGGATAATAAACGGGGCGTAAATACTCCAGGCAATTTGCTGAGGAATACTAGCCTGGTTCATATCAAGCTTGGAGTCAGGTAACAGCACTGCGCGACCAACGAGGTCGATAGGCTTATTAACCACCTTGGCTTGAAACATACTCTCCTTAGCTGATCCTCCTTGAAGGCCTAGCGCAGAAGCGAGTAACCCTTTATAGCCTTTCTCAACACTCTTTTGCTTAACCGGGTCACCTAGTCCGTAAATAGCTTTTACACCATCGTAAATATGCTTTTTTGCTGTATGTAGATGCTCAGGGTCCACGTATTCTAGATCTTTTGCTTCACCATAAGAGTTATTAACAAGCATGAGATCTTTATACAGCTCGTTAATGTCTGCAGTTAAAACCTGGTCGCCTTGCAACATAACTGGACGGTATTGTGCAGGAATTACAGGAATTTTACTCAAAAGCATGTCCTCAGGCTTAAGATCGTTCTGCTTCAGCATGGTCAGAAAGCTATACGCTTTCACCGCCTCATCTCGGCCTGATTTTCTTTTCGAGCTTATGAAAGATTTCAGCTCTTCCAGCTTTTTATCCAGGTCAATATTTTTAAGCTTCTTCTCAAGTTCTCCAGAAGCAATGGCTTCCTCATAGGCGACTTTTGTCATATTTAAGAGCTTTCTTATGTGCTCTTCAGCCATCGGATTCGGAATTTTATGATTTAAAGCTATATGGTTATAATTGTCTCCACGAAGTCCTACCAAAGTTGGGTCAAACAAACCTTCATCCTCAGCAACAAGCGCGTCTTTCTTTAGCTTGTAGCTTAAAGGTTCTTTGATCTCGCCACTAGACAACGCTACCACATCTTTGTCGGTCTGAGGCAATATGTGAAATTTAGACCCGTCCTGCTGCACATTGACTCCCGCTCCTTGAAGGTGACTTATAAATTTATTAAAAATAAAAGGAACTTTTGGAGGAGGTGGATTGTGCCCCAACTTAAGAGCTGTCCAAAATTCGTCATTTTTTGTGGCTCTGACTGTCGCAATATCGCGCAATACGGCTTTGGCATCATTAGATAACGCTACAGTGGTTGCAAGGTTGCCTAGCCTTTTGGCTTTCTCATGCGAGCCTGCTTTGGAAGGCTGCATATTAATATCGTATGTAGTAGCTGCTGATCTGGTGGAAACTTTGTCTTCTGCGATATGGTGAAGCCTATTAAAGTAAATAGGTCCTGTCATGACATCAATATGTTTGCCAGAAAGTGGATCGTACAGCTTCTCAGTATCTTTAATTCCATGAGAACTTAAGAGATCAATAGCCTGCTGCACCGAGGACTTCTCAGTAAATCCAGGAGACATCACAGGTTTGCCTGTTTTTTCGGCCACTTTGCCTAGAGCCATCGTATTTACAAGCCCTGGAGCCACACGAGATGTAATACTCATGGTATTAAGCAATACATCGACAGGCTTTCCGTCTTCGCCTTGGGGCATCTGTGTATCTGGGACGATGTGTACTACGCCTTTGGCTCCGAATGGCATGTTGAGTTTATCTCCGTGAGACATGGGACGCTTGGTCTTCACGGTTACAGCTACAAGGCCTCCACTAAAAGATGCGTCGGCTACTTCGCCAGGATATTCATATTCCCAAATCATCGAGACGTCAGAAAAAGCGTTTTTAATGGCGCTAGATAATTTACCTAGCTGAATATCTAGCGATTTCAAAGTCTTCGGCTGGAAAGCGAGAATCACAGGATCGCCGTGATGCAGCACGGTGCCTTTTTTAACAACTCCGCGACTGTCTATCGACGATAACTGGTCATTATAGAATTTATTTGGAAATAGAGAAACATACTTGTCTTTATCGGTAGATAATCCTTTGCCTAACTCCATGCGAACAGGAATCAGTTGCTCTCCTTCAAGTTTCTGAGCTGCTGATTCAGATATAGCTAAAGCGTCTTCAAAGTTTAATGACCTGAATGGCATGATCGCAGTCTTCAGATTCATACCTAGCGCCAGCTGTCCTTCTTTGTCCGAGTAGTTAGAGGCCGCAAGCAGATCCCCTGACTTCACTTTGTCGCCGACTTTAACGGTAGGATCGTGATGAATGAAACTTTCTCTACCGATAATATAATTGCTGTGCTTGTCGTGAGTGTGTTCTTTTCCTGAAGCATCTTTGATAACTATCTTATCTTCGTCTATCTTGGTAACCGTACCGCTGGTAGACGCGTTGACTGTGGTCAGTTTGCCGAACTGCTTAACAAAGCTATTAACCTTCTCATCTTTGGGTGCGGCCTGCACGAGAGGAGCCTGTCTGTTCGTAAGAGTCATCGCCTGTAACGAAGACTTGTCCCCGATCAGTACACGAGCACCAGACACAGAGCTCAAACCTGGAATTAGATTGGTAACAGGACTGAAAAACTCTGAAGGGTCTTTAATGCTATATTTTGCCTTAAATGTTTTTGGTACCTTTTTGAGTTTACCATTATCTAGAATAAACTTGTGATTTTTCTGGGTCATACACTGAAGATAGCTGCGAATATACTATTTATCAACTTTTTCTGATTCGTTGTCGTTCTGCTCGTCCTCGAACCTGAGCCCGCAGCGCCAAAGAGCGTTGGCGATGTCGTCCGAGATCTGGTCGACCACATCATTTCGAATTTCCCAGATGGCGCAGTGAATAAACTCGTCGATTAGCGTAGCAAGCAGCTGCTTGCCTTTTTCTCGAGAGTCTATGTAGACTGTTTTTCGCTTGGTATCTGGATGCTCTGTAAGTCCCCGAGCATTGCGAAGCCTCTTCACGGAAAAATTGTACGACTTCCCGCAAATGGTAATTTTCTTTATTTTTTCAATAGCTCGCATAGCCAGGCACCCCAGGGTTGGCTTCAGTATACAAGAAAGCTCCCTTACCAGCAATCTGGAAAAGGCTAGCCACAGTATATAGATGATAGGTGTACTATATCACCTCATCCACACTAGCTAAGATCACATCCACGCAGAGGTCATTGTCTACACATGGAAGGCGTAAGCATCTCACTACAGGAATTCATCCGGATGAGTGAAGAGCGTCTAGGTGAAGACTCCTCTTACTCTCAGTACAGCGCGGAAGCTGTTGAGGAGAATCTCTGGGACTATAGGGCTACGTACGGAAAGCCATCAGCTGAGAAGCTCGCTCTATTCACTAGCGCTAGCGAAGCATTCCTCACTAACTCTTGTAACGTTCGGAGCACTGTTGTTCGCGACAAGCATGACATTAACTGGTGCTCTCCAGAGGACTATCTCACTAACTGGAATCTCCTATCTGGCGACGACCAGACTCTCTTACACAAGCTCATCTCTAGTGATATCGTATCGAACTCTAACAGGTATGGGCTTAAAGCTAAAAATCTCGAAACTCACCTATTGCTGAGTATTGGCTGCGACATGAACAACATCATTAACAATGGTCGTTGCAGTATTGTCTCTAACCTAAAAAGCCCTAGTGATGCCTATAGTGTGTATAGTCGTGAGTGTGTCGACAATCGTGCTGTAGACGCTAAGACATGCCTCAGAGCCTACAGGAAGTGGAACAACAGCTTCTCTCCTCAGACCCTATCAGAACACGGCTTTGTGTGCTACCAAGCGGTGATTACCAGCGGTGTTGCCTACAGAAAGCTATCAAACTTCAACGAAGCCAAAGAAGACTATCACAAGTTCTTTAAGAGCAACTCAGAGATCTTTGCGCGCTGGCTGAAAGCACGGAAGATCTATTCCTACGCCTACAGCCATGAAGTAAGTGTAGACTCTATCCTAAAAGAAGAATATCGCCCTCACACTCACTTGATCTTCTACATTCCTAGAGAAAACGACACTCTCTACTCTCTCGACGAAAAAGCTCTAGAGCTTGAAAAAGAGTTCAACTCTATCTTCGAAGACAGATCTTTCAGCCTACTGAGGAAAGAAGTAGACGGAGCTATGGTTCCTAGGCGCGCTACGAAGTATGAAGAGGTAGAAAAGGTCTACAGCTATCTGCACAACTGCTATTCTCTCGCTAACACCTATCTGCGCGAGATCAGAGAAACTAACGTGCGCGAGCTCAACATCAAAACTGTAGAGTGCTACAGAAACCTCGTGAATCTGTTCAAGAACGAGGAGGGGCTAGACTATCGCCCTGTTCGCAGGTTCAACTCTAGCATGATTCCTAAAAAAACAGAGTCTCAAGACTATCTACATCCGCTGTTGCAAAAAAAGAAAAAGTCAAATACAATTAAAAAATCCAGAAAAGCCTCCAAAGAAGAAATGAAGCCTGTATCTCTCAACAAAGATCTACTCAAGAAAGCATTGTTCGGCGCTCGCGCACGAGCAGAAGCCAGAGACAACGCTCAGTTTCAGCAGCAGATTCAAGACCAGTACACAAAGCAGTACAACGATCTGGTGGCTGGAGGAATGAACTCAGGAGACGCTATCAAGCAGATGCGAGGTGCACAGCAAAATGCAATAGACGCTGATACAGCTCGCAGAAATGCATTCGATCAAGAGATGAACGACATGCAGGCTAGAAGAGACCAGTTTGGTCGAGCTTCAACGCAGCCAGGGTTCAGATATTCCAGACAAGAACCACAAAAGGCTCAAGCTCCTGTGCTCAGAGGAGCCTTGAGCAACTCTGAAAGAGAAAACGACAAGATCGTTCAGAACCAGATCAGAACAAACAACGATCCATATCTAAAAGCCCAACAAGACGCTACCGACAGATTTCCTGAACTAGGAAGAGCAGGAAGTCCTATGAACAAGGCTTTCCTAGACATAGTCAAATCTCAAGGAGGTGCAGAAGCCCTCAGAAAGAGTCCTGACAGAATATTCTCACTCGCCCAGCAGGCCAACGAGAGTTTGAACCCAAGCCCTAGCGCTGCTCCAACGCCTGCTCCTGTACCGGCAGCAGCAGAACCCACCCCAGCTCCTGCACCAGCTCCTCCAGCGCAAGCAGAACCAGTTCTAGAGAGTGCGCCTCAAGCAGACCCTGCCGCTCCACCTATTCAAATGGATACAGGTGCTGCACCTACTTCCGAACCGTCACCAGCTCAAGCAAGCAGCGACCAGTCGCAAAACCCACTACTCAACAGCCCTGCACCAGCTCCGAAGCCTGTCGTTGCGTCCAAACCTGTAAAGCCGTCCTATAGTCAAGATCATATGAACGCTTTCAGAAAAGCTCACGGAGGAGCTTTTGACCCGAACTCTAAACTAGACAGGTCCAAGATGAATTCTATGGTTTCCCAACCACCTAAAGTTCCTACTATGACTCCAGAAAAAACAGGCAGCGTAAATCTGAGCAATCCTCAGCAACAAACAGCTTTCAGAAAGACTGCCAGCCTTCTTGGAATGTCAGAGCTCTCTGTCGAACAAGCCATGCACGAGCTCTCGAAAGAAAAGAGAGCAGCCTCTAGCGAAGGTAGATTTCTAAACTATATCAGAGAAGAGCTCTTCAAAGCTGCTGGAATTCTAGGAGAAGCCTGCATTTACTCTCCAGAGCAAATAACAAACATTACCGAAGACCTAGGAAGCTTTCAAAAAGCAGCAGAGCTCGAAGCCAGTTTTTTCTGGGAAGGCTTCTCTAGCGAAATGCTCAAAGAAGGACAGGACGAGGATTTTTTGAAAGGAGTACTCAAAACAGCAGAAGAGCTCAGCAGCGTTCTTGGTACCTCTCAGCCTCAAGGGCTAGGAGATGTGGCCAGTACTGTCGGAGAGGGTCTAAAGAGCGTATTCAACGCTGCAAAAGAAAAGGGAGGAGCTGGACTAGCTAGCGCAGGTGAAACTCTCAAGAACAGCGGAGGCGAAGTAGCAAGCAACATAAGCAACGCTGCCTCTGAGATAGGAAACACTCTTAAAAATACAGGAGCAGGAATAGCCGAAAGCGCGCAGGACACATTCAACAAAACAAAAGAACAGCTCTCTCCGGCAGCAGATCAGCTGCGCGAAAGCGTGTCAGGGCTAGCGCAAAAAGGAAAAGACGCATTCAAGAACCTCACAAGTTCGCTCACCCCAGAAGACGACCGAAATCAGATCATTCCAGGGGTGGGCAATCAATATATGGGTGCAGCTGGAGGAGCATTGCTGAGCGCACTTCTAGGAGGTCAGATGGGTCTCCAGGGGCCTGCAGCGTGGCTGCTTCCTCTGCTTGGAGGAGCAGCAGGATATCACTATCTTCCAAAGCTGATAAATATGTGGAAAGACGCTCCAGGTACAGGCACCCGAGCAATATCTCCAGGAGCTGCAGCCGCAAATCAGCAGAACCCTCTAATCACTCCTCTAGCTCAACAGTAAAAGGAAATGCTAACTGTCAATCTACCAGCTTTCTATTTGGGTGTGTCTGAGGAGCTCGAGAAATTTGCTCGTTGCTGGGAAGGCTACGAGCCTGTTCCAGGCAAAGAAGCGTATAGCGAAGACAGCTGCAGACCTAAAAAGAAGACTAGGGTAAAAAAAGCAGAAGCTCCTGTACCACAGCTGCAGACAAGCGTACCGAACGAAAACCCAGCTCAGTTTCTTTCAAGAGTAAGACAAAACAAATTCAACCTTCCAAAGTTCATAGACAACGCTAAAGCGCACGAGTGGCGTGTAGGTGTACCAGGAGGAAATTCGCTGATTCAGAACTTCCTGAACAAAAGCACACCTGACGAAGTAAGAAACAAGATCCAGTCTACCTCTGACGACACCTTGCTGAAAGTTATCAATAAAAACCCTGCAGCTTTTCGAGGCGTGCAGAATCAGGACACCACGCCAATGATTGGTAATAAGATGGCCTTCGATGTCTCGAGCATGCCCGTAAACGAAAACATACTTCCGAACATCAGCGCACAATCAAAGTGGAAGTACGCTAGAACAAAAGACGGACTTCGCCTAAGTGACGGGAATCTGGTGTATACATTTGGAGGATTTCCTGAAAGCTTTCCTGCTGAGGATCTGCGAGTAAATAGGCTCAAAGACGACAACATTCTAGATTTTGAAAAAGACTCGATAGGTAAAGGTACAGCTCAAGTACACAGAAGCAGTCCAGACAACATATACATGACTCTAGCTGACGGAGGAGACAATCCTACGTTCATGCTGCAGCATGAAGAAGGACAGAACTGGAGGTACAGCCCGAGTAAAAAGTTTCTAGCAAAGCTGCAAGCAATCAAAAGCAAGACAGCGCCTGCAAGCCAGGAAGCGTCAAAAGAAGCTCCTGTAGAGTATGAGAATGCTCTGCTTCTAGACCCTGAGAGCCTCCTGAAGGGTGCCGAAGACTTCTGCAAACAAGCTTTCGACCCCTCGCATCCTACGCTGAGCCTAGACTCGACAGATTTGAGCAACCTCATAAAGACTCTAGGCTACGGAGCCTCAGCTGTAGGTACCGGATTCACAAACACAGCCAGAGAGCATCCCCTCGCCACAGGCACTGCACTATACGGACTCGCGTCAGGCGTGTCCTCTTTGCGAGACATGATCAATCCTGAGCGAAAGATCGAGCGTGAGCTAGATCCAAGCAAAAAGAGAAATCAAATATTAGCCAATCTCGCAGCCGCAGCGATACCAACCATAGGAGGAGCTGCAATAGCTACGTAACATGCATAATCTGTCAATACTTCCCGTAGAGATGGGTCCTGTTGTACCTACACAGGCGGCCACGCTTATACGCCTCATCAAACAAGACAACGGAATTCCAGAGCACAAAAAAAAGTCTTTGCTCGAGATGCTAAACTCTCCAGAGGCTTTTGACCATCTCATGGCAGGAGCAGCTGGAATGATCATTGCCAGGGCAGCAGCAAACTATAGCAAGCTGTCGAGCCCAGCAAAAACACTATTAAGCTTGGCTGGGTTTGGTCTGGGTAATATAATATACAACCATGTGAGTCAGCGAAAACACACCTCGTTCGATCCACATACAGGCAAATCTCGAATACTTCTCTAATATGGAAATGTCAAAATACGCACAAGCAGTAAAAGCCGAGCTTGCTCTTGAGCTCAGCAAGCGAGGTTCTTCTCTGCACGAATTTGAACAAGCACTCAAGAGGCTGGACACTGGAGAAGGAGTTTTAAAAGTGGCTCAGATGGGGATGGATATGCTACCCAAATATATGAACAAAGGCGTCGACTCGGCACTAGGAGGCCTTGGAGGATTCCCAGAAATGGCACTCAAAGGCTCGCTCGCAGGAGGAGCGATGGCTGGCTTTACTCTTGACGAAATGGATCAAAGTGTTGATTCTCTTGAACGCGCACTAGCTAAAGAGAGAGAGAAAGTAAGCCTTGTGCGCAGAGTAACAGAAAACCTACGTAGAGAACATGGAGTCTATTAAAATTACTGATCTTCCTGGAGAAGTCAGAGCCACAGAGCATTTTGACTTTGGTTCCAGCTCATACGAGCAGTCGTCAGACTACTCTAAGAAAAGGAATGTGCGCAACGAAGTGCAGAACAAAGGATTTGATCCTGAAGCTGTAATTGACGCTTATGAACAGGCTAAAGGCATTCGCAAAAAGCCTAGGGCTCATGACATGAGCAGCTATACGTTCAAAAACATCATTCTGGACCCTGAGCAGCAAAAAGATCAGGACATGCTCAACGAGCTCATGAACAATAAAAAGTACATGATTGTGTCCTGGAAAGACACATGGACTCCTCAAGGAACATTTCGAGTATTTATCATATACGGAAGTAAAAAAGAATAAACCAAATAGGTTATGCAAAAACAAGCTCTCACAGATTTACCTTTATCTCCAGAAGAACAGTACGAAGCGTCTACAAACTTCGGAAGAAGTCTTTTTAGCGCCCTGCAGCTCGCAAGAGCAAGAGAAGCTCGTCGACAGGAAGAGATGTTCGGAAATACTGACCTTGAAGACGAGAGCGTGTTACGTATCCCTATTCCAGAACACCTGATGCCTCACCCTCAAAAAACAGCAGCCTATGGTGACAATTCTGTACTTAGCCGCGCCTTGAGAAATCAAAGCCATCCTTTGCGTATGGTTATGGGAGGCCAGGAAGGTTTTAGAGATGCCAAGAAAGATTACTTCCTTCAAGAAAAGCAACGAATTCAGTCTGAGCTCGCAAGCGCTCAAAAAGAGTACATTGACCTGCTGACTAAAATTAAAACAGGGGCTCACGAAGAGACACCGCATGTAGACTCTTTTTGCAACGGTATTGCTTATGAGGCCGTTTTTGAGAAAGAGGCCTTTCACGAGGATGTACCTATTGAGGAGGGATCTGTTCGAAGACTTTTAGGTGAGGCTGTGAGTGTGGCTAAAAAACCGTTCGACCCCGCTATTGACCTTGCAGCTACAGGGCTTTTGAATACCGGGTCGGGTGCAGCGTATCTAACGTATCTTTTGAGAAAGAAGATGCGCGAAGAGCCTGATGCCTATATGAGAGACAAGTTGCCTACCCGAGTTGAACTTCAGCCCTACGCTTAATATGAACATAGACTGGAGCAAACTAGACGAAGGAATTTCAGAAGAGCTTAAGGCTAGCGCTATAGAAAAAAAGGCATGGGTACCGCTGCTCGCTGGCGCTACTGCCGTAGCTACAACAGGAGTGCCTTGGCTTATGAGTAAAATAGCTCCAGAGACCCACAGGCGCTGGAGCCAAAATCCAGACAACTTATTATACTCTGGAGGTACAGCAGCCAACACAGCAGCAAAAGCTGTAGGTGGAGGCTTTTCAGGGTTTAATAAGCTGGTCGACAACATCCCCAAAATTGTCGATAACGTAGGCAAGGTGGCCCCTTTGGCTATAGGAGCTATGATGCTACCCTCTCTCATGAATAAGGGTCAGCAAGGAGGAGGAGGAGGAGGCACAGGTCAGCCTGTGGTTGTTAATAACTATATGGGTCCTAAGCCCAACGCTCTAACTCCCAGAGCAGGCGTAACCTCGCTTAATGACCCTTTTAACAAAATTGGGGAGCTGGCAGACAAAAAGGCCGATGTGATTACTAAAGCACTGGCTGACGCAGCAAAACGTAGAATGGCCAACAGAGTTTTAGATACAGTAGCTGCTCCTCAAGAAAATCAGCACGAGCTCAAAGCAGAAGAGCTCGAGGTAGTCACCAAATATCCTGAGATGGCTAAGTTATTAGAAGATGAACAAAACCGCGCGTATTTAAACAGACTTCTCAATCACTAGAGATAATTGCTTGCGTTAATCTAGCGTAATAGGTAGTTTCTTTAGATTATGGCAGAGAGTTCAAAACAAATTTACATACCCTCAATCAGCATTAAAGGCTACTATGTTGAAGAGGTAGGAGCCGAAAAAGACAGGGTCGTGTATCCTGGAGGATTTTTTGACGTTGAGCTAGATATTGAAGATTTTCAAAACCTAGAAGATTATCATACAGTCTGGATTGCTCTTACGCGGGCAGTTAAAACTAAACTAAGTAAAAATGCAAAAGGCAACTCCTCCTAAAAACACTCGGGCTTTTTTCGATCCTGTAAATCTGCGACATGCTGTATTCCAAACAGCAACGGACGCTTTTCAAAAAAAGCTCAACGCTATCGAGACCCAAGACTTCAAGCTTCAAGCTAGGAATCTGAAAGTAGATCCTTTTGAACACATCTCTAGCTCACACAAGAAGAAGGCTGTACTTGAGAAAAAAGATCTCACTGTTCCTCTTAAAGGTACAATTGACCTGGTACACAAAGCTTCAGGCAAGGTGGTTGAAAGCAAACATACAACCATAGCTCAGCTTCCGTACATCACGAACCACAACACAGCAATCTACAACGGCTCTGAGTATGAGAGTGTAAACCAGCAAAGGCTTTTGCCTGGAGTCTATTCAAGAATTAGGCAAGACGGAATTCCTGAAGCGCACATCAACCCAGAAGCCCGTACAGGTCAGTCTGCGCGCATTTTGTTTTTGCCTGATCAGCAAGTTTTTGTATTAATGATCAAGAACTCTCAGATTAAGTTATTTGGGATACTCAAAGACCTAGGCGTCACTGACGGGGCGATGAAAACTGCCTGGGGTGAAAAAATCTATAACGCTAATAGAATGACGTATACCGGGTCAGAGATAGACAAGCTATACAGCCTTCTTGTCAGATGAGCATCATTATAGATAACGATGATGCGCCTTTCACTTACGTAAAAAAAAGTCTTACGGAAGGTTATGGGCTTTTTGCTGCTAAGAATATCGCTCGAGGTGACTTAGTAATAGATTATAGACTGTTTCCTAGAGATTGGAAAAAACTCCGATACGCTGAGCTCTCTATAGAGCAGCAAAGTAAAAACTGGTATGTAATGCTAAATAGCGAAGAATGCATCACCAGCGACAAGTATAGTAAGTTTAGTTACATAAACCACTCCCGCACTCCTAATTGCGAATGGATATTAAATATACATAAGATTGTAGCCAACAAAGATATACCTAAAGATGAAGAGCTATTTATTGACTATAGGCTTGAACCCAGACCAAGTGGAGTATCTTGCCCAGAATGGGTATGATATGTCTTGCTTAAAGATAAGATATGCTAGATAATAAAGATAGCAATGGAGTAGATCAGCGATCCTCTGGAAGCTTACTAAAAGCTTCTGTTGCCTCTGAGAATCTTGTTGCTATCTAACAACAAAACAAACAACCAAAACCAAATATGGCATCCAAAAAAATCAAAAAAGTTGCAGTAAACACAACAACAGATATCGGAGGTCTTAAGAGCTCTAGATATGAAAAGCTTCAGGTGAGCTACGGATCTATCGAAGCCTCGAGCTATGCTTTCCTCGACACTCTTGTGTTCGCTGATGTTCCAGCCCGCGATATTATCAAGGCCTCTATCATTGCGCATACAGATCCTGTTGTTTCTCTTGAGGTCTACCCAGGTACAGATGTGTCTGCTCCTCTTACGCTCGACATCCCAGAGCCTGCCAAGATTAGCTATATCATCGAATACGTTCGCGGTACTGGCCGCGTTGGACCTGAAGGTTATGGCACTGACGCTTATGGCTCAGGACAAGCGCTTGAATCTGGTGAAGGAGATTTGCTGCAGGTGGCTATCGGAGATATCTCAAAGCTAGACCCACAAGCTATCGCCGACTTGAACACAGCTACTTTTGCAGGATTGACCGAAACCCAGATCGAAGATCTCACCATAGCACAGATCCCAGAAATCGAGCCGGAAGACTTTGCTGCTTTGTCAGCGCAGCAGCTCCAGGCTTTCGAGATCGTCGACCTACAGCAAATTACTGCAGCGCAGCTTGCAGCGCTTTCGCCAGCGCAATTGGCGTCTTTCACAGACGAGCAAAAACTCGAGTTCACTCAAGTACAAAAGGACAACCTGACCAACGAGCAGCTTGCCGCAATCAACAGCTAAATTTAGCTCACAGCAACAAGAGACGTACTGGTTCGCCAGTACGTCTTTTTTTGTCGAAATCTCTTGTCTTAACCCCAGCCATCCACTAGTTTAGCAGCTCATGAGTAACACAACGCAAACCACCACAGAAGAAAAAGTCTACAACCTCGTAGTAGAACTAGAAGTAGCCAAGCAGAACAAAAAAGATCTTGTCAAAGCTTACAACGAAGATATAAAAAGGATTCAAGCTGAAATCAAAGAGCTGTTAACAGAAAACAACGCAGTCGAAAACTAAACCAGTACCATATATGAGTGATCGTGTAGAACTACCCATCGTTACAGAATCTGAGCCTGAAAAAAAGCATGTGTCACTACTGCTTATTGCTGACGGACTGAGACAAGCTGAAAAAAATCTCGCAGAGCAAGAAAGCAATATCAGGAAGTTCTCAGAGCAAGTGTCTAACTTGCAGAGTATGCGCATAGCTACCATCGCGCAGAAGAACCTCTTGACTGAGCTTGAGAAGCGTATCAACGAGCTCGAAAGTTCAGAAGCCACAGCAGAATAACTATGCAAACTGCCTCCATAGCTCTAAGTCTTTCTTTTCTGCTTCTCGTATGGTTGAGGACCAACGCATTCGCAGAGTATATGAGACTGTTTCGTGTAAATCTTCTTAAGCTTTCGGAATACTATAAGATTCACGATGAGGGTTATGGAGGCAGTTATGTAGACTTTTTAGTCGAGTATTATAATGACTGCTTTTTTGTGCGCCTTGTTTCTTGTCCTGTTTGCTTAAGCTTTTGGTTAGGTGTGTCTTCTTCGATTTATCTGGGAATGACTTCAGGAGTTATTATCGCTCCTTTGACATTGTTTTTTTATCTCGTATTTAATAAGCTACTTTAATGGCTCCTAAAATAGATGCATCTAAAATTCACCTTGGCGGAATAGTTCCAGAATACTACACAGAGTATCTCGCAATCCCCAAGTCAGCGCAGCCACCTCAGTGCGAATTACCGCCTGAGGTGCCTTTAGTTTTAACTCAAAAGCCTCTACTTGAACTAGACCCATCTTGTGAGTTTCAGTTTCCTCCGGTAATTCCTGTACCTCCAGTATACGTACCTCCTCCTCCGGTAAATTTTCCTTCCTGCGAAGTACTTACTACTTCTGCGAAAGTAAAGACCTGTCCGTCTACACGAAACAGCTATCTAGCTCTTACATCCACCGGACCTGAAAGAGCAGAAGAAGGAATTCCATCAGAATGCGGAATAACTTTAGAAGGGTCTATCTGTGTTGAGGCTTGTGAATCTTTTACTGCCGAGAACAAAGTCACCTTCAGCGGCGCAGCTAAAAATAGTAGCTTTAACGTAACCGCTAACAGTCAGCCTGACTGCGGAATTTCCCTTCTAGGCGATATAAATGTAACCGCTTGCGAAAATTTTACAGCCACCGCAGACATTACATTCTCTGGTGCGACGCACGGGAATATTTGGGCGGAAACAACATCAGCTCCTGATTGTGGACTTACGATATATGGAAATATTGCAACTCTTGAGGTATGTCGACAACTTGAAGTACATAACGGTATCATATTTTATGGTGAGCCTGTAGAAAGAAGCTCTTTGTACTTCCAGCCTTATTCTGACGGTGAAACTTGTGGAATTGTCATGGCAGGCGTTATAGCTGTAGACGCCTGTAAAGAAGTAAACGTAGGTTCATCAGTTAGATTTAATGGTTCTGCTACATCAAGAACCATTAAAAAATTTGCAAAAATTGGAGCACAGCTTCCTGCTCCAGGAGCTAAAGAAATAACAAGATATACGGACTTCAACGGTAAAACAGTCATAGTCTATGACGAGTATATTACTGCTAAACCTCCTCCACCTAAAACTCCCGAGTACTACACCGAATTAAATAAGCTTCCTCCAGAAGAAAGGGTTAAAAAAGGCGCTGAAGGTCCGCAGCCTGGTGAGAGCGACGAAGTGATAACAGAAACAGTCCCAAGTACATTAAGGCTTGTATCTTACAATAATTGTGAGCTGGCTCTAGAAGGAGAGATTAATGTAGACGCCTGTGTAGATTTTCAAGCGCAGTCTTCGCTCGTAATAAAAGGAAAACCTGTTAAAATTAAAAAACCGCTAATGCTGCAGGCTAGCGGACAGCCAAACTGCGGGGTTACCTTATCAGGCGAGATAGAAATTGAAGCCTGCAAAGAGCCTACGCTTGATGTGGAGAATAAAGGTGGAGGGAAGATAACTCTTTATAATATAAATAATCTTCCTATAGGCACCATAGACCTAAAGCCTACACTAACCGTAGTTAAAGATAAAAAAGACCCTTGTGTTAGTAAGGTGTCTTTTACTATGGGTAATGCTTCAGTGTTCTTGCCTGTACAAGGAGGCAGTGTCATTGGTACAGGTACAGGAGGAGGAGGAACTGGAGGTGGAGATGGTAGTGGAGGTAGTGGAGGTGGAGGTGGTAGTGGAGGTGGTGGAGGTGGTAGTGGAGGTGGAGGAGGTGGAGGAGGTGGAGGAGGTGGAGGAGGTGGAGGAGGTGGTGGATGCTGCTGCTATAACTGCGACAAAAACACTCCTTGTATCCACCAGCTGAACGTAGATGTTCTAGAGGTCACACACATACATCAGACACAAGAACCCTGCTGCACAAACAATTGTCAGCATTTCATAAACATGTGTGAGGGAGTCATCAATTTCAGTCAAGTTCAGGCTGATACCTATGTACCCAGAGACTGTTGTGAAGGTATTGGAGGCGCATCAAACGGCGGCAGCGGAAGCTCAATAGATTTATGTAGCAGCACTATTAACCTGAACGGTGCTGACGGGTATACCTATATAGACAGTAAGGAGCTGACACACGTCACAGGTGACCGGAGCGTATCTTTGGCTGGGTCCGGACTTACAATCGATAACGGAGAGCTTGGTTCGATAGAAATGCGAGATTACTACGCATTTTTTACAGATAAGGTAGGTCAAAATAAAGGAGAGATCAGTGGGGGCTATATTAAGCTGTATCCTACCGAGAGTACCGGAGGACAGGGTTGCGGTAGGACAGAAATTAGTCCAGGAAAGATTACATTTATAGGAACAGATACAGGAAGCGGCACTAACTCAGGCGGAGCAAACAATTATACAGAAATATGTAAAGACGATGTTAATATCGCGGGAACTGACGGAACTGTACGAATATATAATGGAGCGATAACTTGCGGTAATAATTCAGAAGCAGATACTGGTTACGACAATACCCATATAGATAAAGGTACTATCACTGTAACTGGTATGGATAATACCACTACCACAATCAATGGAGCTACCATTACTCAGGAAGTAGAGCCAGGAAATCCTCTCAACACATACATATATCCAGGAACCATAGAGTCTACAGGAGATTCCGCCAAAATGGTCGTAGAGGACGGTGCAATCACCCTATCTACTACAAATACAGGTACCACGGTTAAAATAGACCCTAACGGGCTTCCAGCTAATACCTACATCTATTTCCAACAAATAGATATTTGTGTGGATGGGAAAACTAAAAAAGCTTGGGTTTTGATGAGTGACCCTCAAGACTCGTCAGGTACAGCAACGCAAGCTAGCTCAGACACTACAGAATAACTCATATGGCTTCAATACTAGGATCTTGTGGATGCGGTTGTGGTGGAGGATGTGAACCAGTTACGAGTAATTGTAACTTCGTACTGAGGAAATACGACAACAACACTCGCGCTGATGTTTCTTGGACTTCTGAAGCTACGCAACAGGAAATAGATTGCTACAACAGCACCTACGGCTGCCCAGGAGTATCATTTGAATACCGCTTCAGTGTGTGCACCGGCGAAGGCGAAATTTATAGAGCTGGTGGTGGAAGTGGAGGAGGAGGTGCTGGCTGCTATCTAGTTACCGATTTCGGGACGTCAGTATACTCAATACCTTGCGCCTCTACTGACCTTTCAACTGTACTGCTTTATTCTTATTATGATGAAGGCTCAGGAAGTGGAACACCGCTTGATGGAAATATAACGTATAATGGCGTAGAGTACACTGTGTCTGCGGGCGTTCCAGCGCTAGCAGGACCCCCTCCAGATCCTAATGATCCTAATAACGCTCAACAGAGCGCATCTACCGCAAGCGCAAGCATATCTGCAATGTCTTCAGGTATTCTACTGGGTACTTTCACTTCCTCATATACTGACGAATATATTGATTTTGATCAGATCGGTGAAGTTGAATTAAACGAATTCGAAAAAAATCAACCAGGTTCTCCGTGCAAATTTTCATACAACTTTAGTTTTACTCCTGAAGATGGTGTAGACTACTATATTATAACTCTGCCTTGCGACGAAACCAAAGGCTACCCCACCGTAACTCTTGCACAAGACGGCAGAGCTTACTTTTTGGCAAAATATGATGAAACGACTAAGACCTGCAATATTGTTGAGTCTTACGTAACTACTACCGAATAACTTAATGCTCAGGAACATCAATTGTAGAGCTCAAGAACTCTTGATGGTCAATCCATACAGGCTTACCTGTAGCGTTGTTAATCACCTGCCTGTACAGCTTACCATCTAACCCTTTTCTCGTGTTGTGTGCAAAGAAGTTAACAACACCGATGGTGGTAGCTTCTACCGTTTGGATAGGGTCCATCAAGCCAAACTGACTTTCATTAACTTCACGAGAACTATCTGGAATTGCCTCAGTACTGCCGATACCGCCTTCACCCATTTTGGTAACTTTGTGTGCAAGCATGTACTGCTCCATAGGATTAACACCCTCGATATTCTGAGCTAGCGCGTTGCCTACAAAAACACTTTTAATCTGAGGTGTAAAAAAGCCTGCATGCAGCCAGCTAAGATTTCTTTTCTGTCTTAGTTTGTTTTTAGCCTTAAGCTGCACCTTGCCTGCATCGTGCTCGATATGCTCTTTAATATAATCTTCAGTACCAAGAAACTTTGAAAACACCACGTTATCTCGATCGTCTGGAGGAGTCTGTCGGCTAAATACAGCGATGAGCTTTTCAGACGCAGCCAACATCACTTGAGGAGTAACGTTACCTGAATTACTAGACAATGTTCTACCCATGACACCAGCGTCTAGCTTCATGGCCTTTAGAATCTCTTTAAGCTTAGTTATTTTTTCTTGTTTACTTACATGCATACTTAAATATACTAGTAGGTATTGAGATAAAAAACAATAGGACAAATGAGCTTCGAGTTTGATTATGATATAGAGACAGACCAAATAACCATCATCTATGATGGGGCGTTTACGCTTTATGCGGGTTACGACGGCACAGACATAACCTTCACAAACTTCGACCGCCTTGATGATGAGCTTGTCGAACTAGCGCTAAAAAACCTTTGCAGGTCGATGTTCCATGCGCTAGGTTAGCGCGCATGAACAGTACAGAAAGACCTCGCCCAAACTGGGACGAGTATGGAATGCTTATAGCTAAAGCTGCAGCACAAAGATCCCCCGACCCTTATGTTATTGTGGGAGCCGCAGCCTTTAGAGAAGATCACTCGATCATAAGCACAGGATATAACGGAGCTCCTCCAGGAATTGAAATAGACTGGAGAGACAGAGACGCTCGCAGACCTTACGTGATCCATGCTGAGTGCAATTGCTTGAAATACACAAAGCCAGGCGAGCCATACTATCTGTATGTGACTCTTTTACCTTGCACAAATTGTCTTGTGCTCTGCGCTGCTTACGGAGTCAAAGAAATCGTTTATGCAGATCTCTACATCAGAGATCAGGAGGCGCTGAACAATGCAAAAAAGTTTAACATAGCTTTGCGTAAATTTGAGCCTAATTTAGCTGAGGATCACAGCTTTTTAATTTAGCAAGAGTTTATATTTAGCCTCCAAAAATTAATTCTCTGTACCCTAGAGCGTAAATTAGCTAGTATAAAAGACCAGTTAGCCAACAATAAGAAAATATGAGTAAAGAATTCCTAAGTAAACTAGTACACTACAGAACTTACGCAAAGTATCTTCCTGAAGAGCTTCGTAGAGAGACTAGAGAGGAAACAATTAAAAGGAATATGGACATGCATATTCGTAAGTTTCCTAATCATGCAGAGGCTATTGAAAAAGCGTATGAACAAGTGTTTGCTGGTCGTGTAGTTCCTTCGATGAGAAGTTTCCAGTTCGCTGGTGAAGCTATCGAGCGCAGAAACAACAGAATGTTCAACTGCAGCTTCATCAACATCACAAAGTTCAAAGACTTTGCCGACCTGTTCTATATGAGTATGAGTGGTGTGGGTGTAGGCTTCAGTGTTAAGAAGAGGCACATTGGGCAGCTTCCAACTATTCCTGAAGGCTCTGTAGAAGCTCCATATATCATCAACGACTCTGCGGAAGGTTGGTGTGATAGTTTGCTCGCCCTTTTTGCAAATCCTGATTTGCAGTTCGACTATACTCAGATTCGCCCAATGGGTGCTCCGTTGTCTACAGGAGGAACAGCTAGCGGACCTAAAGCTCTTGTAAAGATGCATGCTAACGTTAGAGCTATTCTGCGTAAAGCTAGCAGCAGACAGCTTACACCGTTCGAGTGTCACAGAATTTCCTGTTTGATCGCTGACTGTGTTGTTGTTGGTGGTGTACGTCGCGGAGCATTAATCAGCTTGTTTGACGCCGACGATGAAGAACTCTTGAACTGCAAGGCTGGAGCATGGTGGGAGAAGTATCCCGAGCTAGCCAGAGCAAACAACTCTGCCGTGCTGCGCAAAGACGACCCTAACTTCAATCAGGTAGGCGCAAAGATTATTGATGCTTGCTTTGCTGGAGGGCAAGCAGAGCCAGGGCTATCTTTAACTAACGATGACGAGATGGGCTTCAACCCGTGCCATGAGATTGCGCTCAAGAGTATGGGTGTGTGCAATCTCACCGAGATCAATGCTGCTCAGTGCTTCAGTAAAGACGATTGGCTCAAAGCAGTCATCAGTGCCACCATTATCGGAACGCTTCAGGCCACATATACAGACTTCCAGTATGTTCAACCTGAGTGGAAAAAGAATGCGGATGAAGAAGCTTTGCTTGGTGTCAGTATTACTGGCCAAGCAGAAGCCCAAGCAATATTGACTCCTGAAAACCTTAAAGAAGGAGCAATTACTGCAGTAGAAGTAAACAAGGTCTGGGCAGCCAAGTTGGGTATTCGTCCAGCTCGAAGGATTACTACAACCAAACCCTCAGGTACCAGCAGCTCTTGGTTAGGTACAACTGCAGGAGTTCATGCAGGGCACGAAGTGCGCTATGTTCGTAGAGTGCGTATGGATAAGCATAGTGCGCTCGCCAAGTCTCTAGCTAAAAAGTTCCCCGCCTTCGTTGTAGACGATCCGTTTAACAACAACGATATGATTATGCAGGTACCTATCAAGCTTTACGATACCACATTGCTACGCAGCCAAGAAACAGCTGTACAGTGCCTGGAGCGTGTGAAAGATTTGTACGATAGCTGGATTGTTCCTGGCCACCTCGAAGGACCAAACACGCACAACATCAGTCTCACAATCAACTACCATGAGCACGAAAAAGAAAGCATCAAGCGCTGGATGCTGGAAAACAGAGATTCTTATTATGGTATTAGTCTCATTCCATATGATGGGGGTGATTATAAATACCTGCCTTATAGTCAGCCGCCGCATCCTGAGGTCTTTGAAGTTCTGGAAAAAGCCTTCAACCTAATTGCTGAAGACTATAGGTTCGAAGATATCAAGGAGAGAAAAGATAATACAGATTTCAAAGGTGAAGTTGCTTGCGCTGGTGGTGCATGCAGCCTAGAAATCTAAACCCGTCAGATTCGACGGGAATAGCTGATAGCTAAAAAAGAGAGTAGACTTGAGAGGCGATCAACCCTCTCAGCTACTCTCTTTTTCCGTCGCTATTTAAAGTTTAAGCGCACACTTGCCCTGACGAAGGGACGTGCTCATTGTTAGAGGGAAGGGTGGCAAAGAACACCGCGAGTTTGGCCATCTCTACAGCTCCTTCGCGTGTTTTGTTGCCGCAGATAAACCGACCAGGGTGGCAGAACACGCATCCCTCTACCAGTGAGAGAGCGTTGAGATCTTCACCTCTCTTACCTGCCCAGTGAGCAGGCAGCTTTTTTCTTCCCTCAAACGAGCCCTTTGAAGCAGGGATCTGTTGCACCATCCACTCCCCTGACGGAGAAGGATAGATGGAGAACAGTTTGTCGATAGGCGCTTCATCAGCGGTATCCATCAACGCAGGCTCATACTGCTCTAGCAGTAGCAATGGACCCTCCTGCTCAAAAGCAGTGCGTACTCTAGTTTCCGAAGCTTTTAATGCTTCGTCATGCTCTTCGACCCAGTCTACCACCAAGGGATGAGATTCCAGCCTCCCGGCAGCAAACTCAAGAGAGTACTCTTGCTCAAATACTCCTTGAATGATCTGTCTAGCGATCTCGACCAGCGATTTAAACCGGTCATCGAACGCATGGCTGTTGACTGGATTGCACTTATGCACTGTCTTAGACAGCGACCACCCTGGTTGTTTGACTCCATTGTCTGAGCAATCAATTGCAGTGACCAGCTGATAAAAGCCCTCTGAATTACGTAGCTGCTCCGGGTACAGATACTCCGCTACCATCCCGAAAGCCGCGTAAGGCACGCCGTTCTCCCTGACTGGAGACCCCACAAAGTGGTGGTCAAATGCCAGGTTGGCAGGGTTGAACTCACCGCCCACGTCTACCAACGCCGTTTGCGGGTCAAGGTTTCCTGCAGCCAGCAAACCCTGGTCCCGCGTACGCACCACCTCAACACCAGGATCCAGTAACTTAAAACAAGCTACCGCAAAGACATCGTCACAGTGGAAGGGACCACTATGTGTGATGATGCGGCTAATTTTAGCGGATTCAACTCCGCTGGTTACCTGTGAGACAGGCTTTGTCGTGGAATAGCTGTTAGCTTCCATCAATATATTATACCAATTAACTTAAAGAATCTCTAACCACCAAAGGTTTGAGAGGTAGTTATGTGAGTATGAAAATAGCCACAAAGTCAGGAGACAAAGGAAAAACAGGCAGACTCTTCGGTACAAGAGAATTCAAGTATACAGCCATAATAAACGCTGTGGGCGACATTGATGAGCTCAACGCGGCTCTAGGCCTACTCAAGGCCGAGCTAGTTAAATATAAAGCCTACAGAGGCTTCATTGCTGAAATTCAACACAAGCTGACGCTATTCATGGGAGAGATTGCCGCTGAGGCAGACAAGCGCACTGAGTATGTTGAAAAATATGACCATATCAAGGACGCCGATTTGGAAACGTTAGATACTAAAGTAGACGAGCTTCAAGACAACCCTGACCTAGATCAACAAGGCTGGGTATTGTATGGAGAAACAAAGCTAGGCTCTCTCTCAGATTTCGCAGCTAAAGTATGCAGGCGCTCAGAGAGAGCTTTTTTATCTGCAATGGCTGCTGAGAATACTGAGGCTAGACCTGTGCTCTTGAAATACATCAACAGGCTCAGCGACTTCCTTCATTTGCTTGCCAGATACTTCGACTGCTACACAAAGTAGCTTTAAACTCATTGCGAACGAGCAGCCAGCCTATGGTCCTTCGGGATTATAGGCTGGTTTTTTTTAGCTTAATAAGTTAAAATTAAAAGTATGGCATTTATACTTCTTGTAGCTTTTTCTGCATTATTTGTTGCTGGTTGTGCAGCCTTCTTCAGTATAAAAGGACTCATCGTTCTTTTTTCTGGAAGTGCTCTTGCTGTAGGCATCATGGCCAGCAGCCTTGAACTTGGGAAACTGGTGGCTGCTAGTTTTCTTCATACATATTGGAGGGGAACCAGCAGGCTGTTACGCCTTTACTTATGCCTGGCTGTATTTGTTCTCATGTGTATTACCAGTCTAGGCATCTTCGGTTTCCTTACAGGCGCATACAAAGAGCACTCTACACGAGTAAATACTTTCGATACTAAAATTGCAGCGCTCACGCTTGAAAAAAGCGGAGTAGATCAAGCCATACTTGAGCGTACAGACAGAATCAAAGCATTGGCCGACCTCAGGCAGTTACAAGAGCAGCGCATACAGTCAGCAGGCAATCTTAAAGCCCCTAGAGAGCAGGCCTACAAGTCTATCGCTGAGGCCAACGAAGAAATCCAAAAGAAAGAGATTGAGGTGTCTTCTGCAAGACAAAGAGCAGTAGAGCTAGATAAAGAAATAAGTGAGCTCAAGATATCTCTAGATACAACCACAGATATAGGGTCTTTTAAATTTCTAGCGTCTGCATTAAACACAGATGTCGATACTGCGGTGCGCTACTTTATATTCGCCCTAATATTTGTTTTTGATCCTTTAGCTGTAACTCTTGTACTTGCTTTAAATAATCTTATCGAGGCTCGTGCAGCTAGGAAAGAGCAAGAGTCAGCTGAATATGAAAGTTATCTTAACTCTATATCTAAAGAGTATGATACAGAAATACCGATTATTGTTGAAGAAAAGCCTGTTTCAGTCGTTGTAGTTCCTCCTGAACCTACACCTGTTGCCGAGGCTGTGGTCGCGGTTGAGCCTGCAGCTGTAATTGAATCTATGCCTGCTCCTGTAGAAGAGCCAGAAGCTCTTCGAGAGGCTCAGCAAGCTTGCGTAGAGATTTCCGAAAACCCAGCAGCCCCAGTATTAGCTCCAAGCACAGAATTTATGCCTGCGCTTGACCCTGTATCTAATGTACCTGTTTCTCTTGCCGAGCTTTCTCCAGAAGCCAAGAGACAATTAGAGCTAGCCGCTATAAAACGTACTGGAGTCTCTAACGAGATTAAAACTACTTGGAGGCAGGTTGTAAAATAGCTGCATTCTCTTCAAACGTTTTGACGATAAACTTACACAGCTCGCTGCGCATAATATCGTCGTTGTTGAATGCAATACTGTAGATTCCATACTTCTCAGCATCGACAGTATTGAACATGTACGAGCACTTTTCGAAGCCTCCCTGTTTCGCTTTAGGTAGGTCAGATTGAGCGCTGTCTGCGCATAGTATCATTTTAGTAAATTTACCTAACCTAGTCATCAGGGTTTGAATCTCATTAATAGTAAGATTCTGACATTCGTCAACGATAACAAATCTCGCAGTCCAGCTAGCTCCTCGGACGAAGTTAATAGGCTGATAAATGACTCTGTTCTCACCCTTCAGACGTTTAACTTCTCCAGCAGGCAAAAGCTCTTCAAGCTTATCTTCAAACGGACCCATATAAGGCTCATACTTACCGTTAATATCTCCAGGTAGATACCCGAGCTTAGAGTCTGCAGACTCAACAGCCGCACGAACAAATACAAGGTCTGAAGCTTTACGCTTGTTCAGCATTTCAAGGCCTATCCTTACAGCTGTAAGCGTTTTACTAGATCCTGCAGGACCAGAAAGAAAAACTATACGTGTATCTTTATCCGAACCCAATTCAATAAGCGCCTGTTGCTTTTCTGTCCAAGGAAGCTCTCGAATATGTAGATCGAAGTCGATTTTCTCTCTCTGATACACCTTAGGGCTTGTATCTGGTTTAGTTGGTTTAGGTTTAGCCATGGTTGATTATATGCTAATAGTTTTTATTTATCCAGATGCTTTAGATAGGTGTTTATTGCCTCTTTTGTACTCACTTGCACCCCCGCAAGTTCAAGCGCTTTTTTAATCTTATGTATTCTCTTGTAGTTACTTCCATGCTCTAGATATTCGTTTTTAAATGGTGTGTTGTACTCTTTAAATATCTCCAGCCAGACATCTCTACGCAAATAAAAACCTTCAACAACTTCCGTACAGTGTTGAAGGTAAAAGTCTATATCTGTTATTTGATATAGCTGCATTTGAAGGGCATATAGTACTTGCTGCCCTTCTAACCTAGCCTCTTTTAAATCCAGCTTGATCAAGGCCTCTAAAAACTCTCCTATCTCAGAAAATATGGACGTCCATTTTTGAGCTTTTCCTCCAAGTATGTCGCTATACACTTCTGAGGCTCTTCGTTGGACACCCATAGCTTATTTGTTGCTGAGGTTTTCAATGCCTACAGGCACCAACATCCTAGGTGCATGTATTCGGAACCCTGTAGGCTTATGTGTTAAACCTACGTATTTATTGTTTAACGAAGAGTCTACCTTGAACTCTTTAGGGTAACTCTTAAGAAGTTCTGCTAGTATGGTGTTTTTTTGTCCATACTGATTTTTATCTGAAAGCCTTTTAGCCTCAATAAGCTTTTGCAGCTTTATTGATTTAGCTAGCTTAACTAAGCTTTGAAAGGCTTCAAGCATACTAGCCCTCCAAGGCTACGTACTTTTTATCGGCATTTGCGCATGTCACGTATATTGCGTCAGTGACTACGAAGTTCTCAAGCTTAACAATCGCGTCAGCAGGAACCGTGATACCCGATTCATTTGCAGCATCTGTAGGAATGTAACCTAGCCCGAGATGCATGTGGGCGTTTGAAATATTTTGAAAAAATAACCATTTCCTATCTGGGTTTGCAGGCATCACGAGCTTAGTAGCGCCATTATTTAGTGTTACTCCTGAGTGATTAAATACGCTACGCCCTTCGCTAAAAGTCGTAATTGTCCAGGTTGCTCCGTCAGAATAGTAATACAATCCTGTGTCTGTTCCGTAGTAATATTGATTGCTGTATGCAGCAGCCGAGCCAATAGCTGAAGCTAGTCCTTCGCGTGTATATTTTCTACTCATAACTATATTTTAAACCAAATCCTGGAGATTAGCTATAATAATATGCTAGTCTTCGTCAGGCTCAGGAGAACTCTTTCTTCCGTCTGAGTGTCTGCTTGTTCTGGGTGCTCCATACTCTCCGTAGATATACGTGCCGTACCTAGAATGATTGTGGTGACACAATCCGTTCATACGATTCTCCATGAAGTCCCAAATAAGCTCACCGTCAGGATTGGTGCAGTCTGGGAATACTACAGTTTCGTAATACTCTTTAGTCGCCAAATGATTCTGGTCGCTCCATGCAGGAGTAACGCAAAGTTTAACTCCATCGTACTCTTCTTCATTAAAAAGAGTTTTACCTCCTTGATAGCCGTCCCACCACATAAAGGTAGGATGATTTCTGCGTACATTAAATCTGAGATGTTTGATGTGTTCGTGCTTCTCCATCAAGTCGATCATCTTCATTACAGGAATCTCTCTTCGAATATGAATGTCGTGCTGCAACACAAGCATGTACTTGGTTTTTACTTGAGACACAGCATGCTTGAGCGTTCTTGTCAAATGCCCCCATTCTGGTGCTTGAGATATTGTGATATTTTTGAACTTTGAAGATTTGGCGTACTCTTCAAGGTTATTGAAGTACTCTTGATAGGCTTTTTCTTTTTCTACAAAACCTTCGATACCTGGTTTAATTTTATCGTGTGCCAAAATTAATGGAGCGCTGTGAGGTATACCTGTAAGTTCCAACGACTCGACAACCTCCCGCATGAATGTGATGCTAGGATGCGAATCTAGGTAGCTGCCTGAAATAATGACCGTGAGATCCTTTTCAGTCTTTTTAAAATTATTCCAGGCTTGAGTCATTTCAAGTAGCTGCTCTTTGGTCATGCTTTTCACGTGAGCTAGCCTTTCTCTGTTAGCTGCTTCATATTTAGCAAAGTCGTGCCACCCAGGATTTGCCCAACGACGATGTCTTAGATGTAGAAGTATAGCCTCATCCAACCTCCCTATTCTATAGCCCAATGCAGCAAACCTATGAAGCATTTCGTCATCTTCGCAGCCCCAGCCGGTAAAATTTTCATTGCCTCCACCTACAGAAAAATAAGAAGCTCTAGAGCAAACAATTAGTCCACCACTTTCCACGTAAGGGATTCTGTATTCCTTTAAAAGCCAAGGGTGTTTTTTTTCATCATAATTAAAAACATCCACATCGCTAGCCACTTTTGCGTGTAATTGTTTTGGTATATCGTAGCCCTCAGATACACCATAAGGATATACTACATCGTAGATATTTTCTGTTATAAGCTTACAGGCCTGCGAAACAGCACTCCCCCCGGGAAGCACATCTACATCCACAAAGCATAGAACTTTATTGGTTGCGAGCTGTGCTCCTTGATTATAGAGTTTCATTTTATTAAACAGTTCAAAAGGCTCTAATTTAATAAAAAAGTGAGAAATCCAAGAGTATCTACCTGACAGTTTATCGGAAAGGTCTGCCTCAAGTAAAATAGTCTGACTTGATGGAAATTTTTGTCTAATAGCATTCAGAGTTATATCTAAATTGTCAAGCCTGTCTGCACAGTCTAATTGCACAGCAACAATAAAGGTTAAGTTATCGGCAATCGCCTTTTCATCAGATAAAAGACTTATGCTGTTTGGAAGATATTGCTGGTTTTCAACTCTTTCAAATTTTTCGTCAGGTCGCAAAAACAAGTCTTTTCCTGCAAGCATCAACTTTATAATGCTATCTCTATTTGTGTATTTCGAGTCATTATACTCCTGATGAGAAAACTCCTGTATCTTATTAACGATGTAATCTATGTCACCAAAATAGGAAAAGTGCCATCCGCCAGAGTTGTAATCATTACCTATTTTAGGTAAATCGTGTCGAGATTTGCGAACCAGCTCAAAATCGCTACAGAACTCATTTTTAAACACCTCTAGGTTTAATAGTACGGAGCCAGGCCACTTCTTAACATTCCGGCAGTTATAGTTATAATAATAAAAATTTTGATTAAATACTGCAGCACGGATTAATCCATTTAATTTATAGTTTTGAAGCTCTCGAGTGTCTGGTATTTCATCTACATCAGACAACAACAACAAATCTGTAGATTTGAGAGAGAGGTTTGTGAGGCCTGTCTTCAAATGACGCCTCTGGTTCGTCTCGTTCTGCCAAGCATCCATTACCGGAGGAATATCACAAGGTATAAAAATAATCTTATCTCTAAATTTTTGATAATCCTGTATATTAAATTTTAGCTCTTTAGGTGTTCCTTTAAATGTGTATAAGGACTCAACGATTACGAAATAGTCTACAACAGAGTAGAGTTCTTCTAACCTAAACGCTAACATCCTCGCTTCTCCGTTATACAAAAAGCAATCAATTAGTTTGATTCTGTCCAACGCAGCATAAACACTTTTGTCCTGCTCAATAATAGCTGTAAACTCTGAGCTTTTAGATGTAGTACTCATTGATGTATTTACAGCCACCCCACACAAAGCAAAAGTGTTCTTAAATGTTGAGAATAAATAATCGTCACCGTACCATATTTTGAGTTGCTCTGGTATGGCTTTATAGTCTTTCTTCTTGAAACACATCAAACAACCAAATCCATAATTTCTGTGATTGACTGATGTAATCTGAAGCTTTTCAGAATCAGTGTCTAGTGAATAGCAACTAGCATCCAGTCCAATTAGTGTGTCGTCCTGTATTGTCAAATATTTAAAAATATTTGGATTAAATATAATATCATCATTACACAAGGCCACCAAGCCGTATTTACAATTTTTAACTCCGATGTTCCAGCTAGGGTTCACGTAATTGTTTTTTTCTGAACTGTACAGCGTTACTTTTGACAACTTTTCAAGATAGTCAGGAACTGTCTCTAAAGAATTATTAATTATGAATATTTCACCAACTGCAGTGCAGTCTTCCAAAGACTCAAGTAATGTACGTGTCGTTCCACTTTTCCACATTGTAGGAACCACAACAGAGAACAGACTATCCTTACGCGAAACATACCAGCAGGGATTTTTATCTATCACTGCGTGCCTACCTTTAAAAAATTCATGCACTGCGCTAGCTACGCCAACACTGTTGTGATAATCGTGCCCAGCAATTATTCCTGTTCTTTTGACTTTAGGGTACCAGGCAGCTATGTCTTTTTTTACGCTTTCATAGTCATGCGCGGCATCAATAAATACAAAGTCTAAACTTTCGTCAGGGTAAAGCTCAGCCGCTTCCCAAGAAATGGCTTGCACAGGATTTATATATGCTGCAACAGGAGAAATATTTTTTAAAAAAGCACTATATAGCTCTTCGTACCTCTCTACAGGTATAGCCTTTTCTGTGATTATAGGCTTCCAGGTGTCAACACAATCAAAACGTATTTGTTTGCCTGAGTTAACAATCTCTACGGCCATGTAGCATGCACTTCTACCTTTCCAGGTACCTACCTCTACGAAATGCGCACCATTTGAAGCAGAGGTAACAACCTCCCCATATAGTTCCAGGTAGTCGAACCAGTTTTCTCCAGGTAAAAAATTATAAAAATGCTCCATATTAAATATGTATTGCTAATAGTTTAGGTAGTTCGATCCAGCGAAACATTTCACCGAGTCTTTGATATGTGTAACCGTCGTTGCAGTATCCTTGCTGTCCAGTGTATTGACTCCAGCCGCAGGTTTTCATTGCTTTAGTTCTAACCATTATTTGAAGCGTGTCAATGTTTCTAAACACTGGGGGAACTCCTGTAATTACTTTAGGTGCAGCTCCCATGTGTGCAGGTAAAGGTCCATTGTGAGTTATCCTACATATAGAGAAGTCCACTTCAGGATGATTCTCCAGACACATCACATGCTCTTCGACAAAGTCAGGAAAAATCACATTGTCGTCATCCAGATGCACGATGTAGTCAATATCCTCAGGCAGATTATCCATTACATACTGACGCACTCCTGCCCCATATGAGTTTGTTCTAGAAGGAGTATTCATCCAATTCACAAGATGATACTCTTCACGAAGAAGTTCCACAGCTTCATCTTCAAGCCACGGACCATCGTGACAAATATAGTGTGATGTGTTCCAGTAAGACTGCCACAAGACAGATCTGATGCATCTGTGTAATGTTTTACTGTCTCTTTTATATGTGGGCGTAATAACAGCTACTTTAGGTGTCATATTAGATATATTGCCAGCCAGCCTGACGCTGCCCTTTTAAAGCACTCATATCGCAGCGAACATAAGGTACGTTGTTTTCTTTATGCCAATCACTAGGCATGTACGTCTTCAGTACAACTTCCTGAAATCTTCCTTTATATGAAGGAATAAACCTCGAATAGTTCTTGTCGGTATAGTACCTAAAACTCAAGTCGTTCCAGAAAGATAGATGCATAGGGTCGCAGAACGCTCCCTTACCCTCACTCGAGGGAACATCTACCAATAGCCAGCCTTGAGGGGCGAGCTTGATGTATGCAAGATTCATGAAGTCAATTACAGGCTGTCCTGCAGGAATAGATGCCAACGTATCGTTGGCAATGATACAACCTATGGAGTTTTCTTCAGCTATGTTAAACTGCTCGGAAGGGTAGCTAACAATTTGCAGGTTCTCTCTCCGACACCATTCAAAGACCAGCGACCTTAAGTGCTTTTCTGTATTATCTTTTTGTTTGGCTTGTACTTCATCACAATTCAAAAGCCACGAATTGTTACCGTGGATGAAGTAGTTGTACATAGGCTCATCAATGAAGATGAATTCACTTCCTGCCAGGTATGTTTTAATGACTAGCGCATGATCGTCCGCCACGAACAGATTTGGGTCATGTCCTCCGCTGAGTTCATATGCCTGTCTAGACCAAACACGCACATGGTCGGGAGCGTAGAAAATCTGACATAATGATCTGGCGTCTGGTAAAAAACCCTTATTAATTCTCTGACCATTCCACATGTAATGTTCCCATCCCCAGGCAGGGCCATAGTATTGCTCTTCACCATCATGCCTTCTTACAGTTTTGTCGGAGTAAAGAAAACTGTTCGGCTTATCCTTCATTTCTTCATGAATGCGCCGCAATGAGCCCGGTAAAAGCTCGTCGTCATGATCCATCTCGATAAACACGTCTCCTGTAGCGCGTTCGCATGCAAATCTTTTAAGGGCACCAATATTTTTCAGACTGCTAGGGCAACGATAGATCTTAACCCAGGGCTCGTTAGCTATATGCGCTGGGATTTCTACGTTATTGTTTGGTACGATTACCCACTCAACATCAAGAAGCGGATCGAGGATGATCTGCTTCTTGATGGAGTTATAGGGCATATCTAACCATTCAACATTATTGGTAGGGCTGAATAGAGATAGCTTCATCTAGATTTTTATCTTAAACGTGAGCAATAAAAGTTGAGCCAGGTCCAGGAACAGTAGGCAGTTTTCCATTACTGTCGTAGATGCCTGAGTATGGCGTAATCGTTGACGGTGGAAGTCCTGTGCCTTCTGTTGCAGCAGGAGGAAGAACACGCTTGGTCTTATCAAGAACCACCAAACCTGCAGGAGGAGTGATGTTGAGATATTCTTTAGTATACGCTGGCGTTGAAGGAGTTGGAAGTACGGTCATATGTTTGTGTAGGTTGATTTTATTGCCTTAGTTATTAGGCTTTATCAACCTACACAAAACACAGTGTAGCTGCAACAGAATTGTGGAAAAACAACAAATAAGGGTTAGTTCTTTCTCGTTTAAATTTAGCTTTTTCTTCTTCATTAAGGTCTAACGACACCCCAGTCCAATTAAACTCTTTTTCAAATAGATAAGTGTTGCTTCCGTAAACATATGAACCGGCACCTATTTCCAAATAAGTACCCCTTTCCTTTTTGTTCAGTACTGTTAGGATAAATAGATCTTGATGCTCTCTAGAGTTAGACTTAAAATTAAACATAGAGATTTTCAGATTAACACGTATGCCGTTTTCTCACAAACATAAAATAATATTTATTCACGTACCCAAAAACGCAGGCACATCCTTACTCTCTTTAGAGGACTTTGCTTTTGAAGATCGCGACAGCTCTCACCGTCCAGCATCTGAAATGCGGCGTATCTTTCCTGCGTTATGGGTAAACTATTCAAAATATTCTATAGTTAGAAACCCGTGGGATAGATTTGTCTCTAACTTTGAGTACGCTAAAATGGAGAAAAGCTATTGGCATTCAAGTGACGGTACAACAAAATATGCCGAGCACCCTGACTTCAAAACAGTCAAAAACATGTCTTTTGAAGATGCGGTAGATCTAGCTTCTGAATCTTTGTCTTCTTTAAAGCATCCTGGGTGGAAACCTCAAGTGCATTTCTTGTGCGACTCTGAGCACAAAATCTTAGTAGATCGTGTGTTTTACAGCTCCCAGTTATCTACAGACAGAGAATTTAAAAGGATTTTTCCAGGGCTAAAAAAAGTAAACGCAAGCACTAGAAAGTCTCAAGATTATCGAGACTACTACAATAATAAGACTTTTTACAAAATATATAAACTATACCTGTCAGATATTGAACTGTTTGGTTTTAAATACTAGCCAACATTTTTGTCAACTCGCCCAGCATATCGCACATATCCAAAGCAGCTACATTGGGTATAGCTTCACCATTAGCTGCATACCCTAAAATTCTGGTACGTGGATTCACTAGCTGCTTGAAGTAAGTCTTTAATAGTTGTTCTTTGCAGCTTACGTAGTCTAACTGTGTGCATACGATTATTTTATTAAGGTCCTGCCCTGAGGCATTGAGTACATATTTTGACCAAGAATCTGGAGCGATAAGTCCATCACACAAAGAAACCAATGCATAGTTTTGCAAAAAAGAATGGTTGTAAAAATACACATTACTGTAGCAATTTAATACATTTTTTAGCTCACTAACATAGCTTCCTCGAGACATATCTATTATATGTATATCGTATATTGTCGCGTCTAGTGCCTCTACGAGGCTGACAATCATATCATAAGAAAACTGTTTAGGTGAGGTATCGTACCCTCCTCCTCTAGATTGTATAGCTATGTTTTTTTTGCTTTCGTGATGCAATATAGGCAGTTTGTCGGCCTTTAAATAAAAAGGAGCCATCTCAAGGTGTCTAGTTTCGCCTGAAGTCAATAAAGGTATGGGTAGCTTTATATATTCTTCCCAAGAGATAAATTTTATTCCTGCTACGTTGTTTATAAAGTCGCAAATTACAGAAGAGTTATTAAGTTCCCATTCTGCAGGTTTAACACGGTCTCTAAATTCAAAAGAAGTATAGACTGTTCCTCCTGTACTTTTATTATAGCTAGGAACTTTAAAGTCTAGCAGTAACTTGCGCAAGCAATCACCTAAGCCATGACTTATATGCAGTTTTCTGCAGCTTTTTGTGTAAGACTCCATTAATAGTTCCCTCCAGTAGATTTAGATTAACTATAAATCTTTTTTCTTTATTTACGGCATAAGAGGTCGTGGGTACAGTTAACCCTGCATCAGTACACAATATACCTACATAGTCCATACCTACAGAGTCAGCTAAACTCATATAATAAGGTTTTTGGTGAAACTCAGGCAAAAGTTCAATCAAAGTAGCCGCAGGAGAGCAAAACATACAATTTGACAAACCTGCACCATGCGCACCCACAACAATCAAAGCTTCAGCAAAAATATTTACATAGTTTCTCAAACTCTTTGAAGATATTTTTTGAAACCCGTAATCATGTAGCAGTTCTTCAAGCTCAGTCAAATTACTAACGTCCCTCCCTGCTTCTTCACGAGAGACATAAATAAGTTTATTTAAACTTTTTTTTGGCTTAGTTTTAAAAAGGTTACGTATGTGTCTGAAGGCTCCCCTACGGTATCTCTCAGGTGCCCCGTACAGTGAAGGAGCATGCAATTCATCAAACTGATAAAACTCTCCAGGCAGAAGTTCAATCAATTTGCTTGGATCTATGTCAATTAGAGCTAATAAGTCTTTTTTAATTCTAATTTCAATACGCGGCAAGCATATCCAGTCAAAATCATCTAGCTGTTTTAAGTCTCCGTCGATAGCTAGAGCAAGCATACCCAACGAATCCATTTGAAAGTGCCCTGGATTAAATTGGCTCCAGACAGCACACAGGTTCAACGCAGAACCTTTTTTAACGATCAAGTTTTCCGCAGAGAAACAGTTATTCTTTTTTTTCTGCTTAAACATAGTCTCCCAAACGTCTAAACCTCTGCCGATAGGAGATCCGAACCATGAAAGGTCTGATACCCATCTTTCTTCTTTGGTTCCAACTACACCGTAAGAAGATAAGATACCTCCCTCAAGTACGAGTACGCCAACTTCAGGCATAGTTATGGGCTGCAGTAAAGCACTCTCACCATACACATTGAATTTATCAAAGCGGTATTCTTCTTGAGGAAGAACTTTATGCCAATATCCTCCAGATTCTTCTCTTTTAATTTCTTTTATGCCCTGAACACTCTTTTTTTGTAGATGGCTTCCGTAAATGTTTTTTTGGAAAAACAAACCGCAGTTATTCATGTTTCTTAGCTGCAGCTTATCTACGTTAGCTGAATCGAAAGGAGAAAACGTAAGCAAACACTTATCGAAATATTTGCTTTGGGTAATGTAGGTGTCGATAGTTAGGCCTCCCTTTGATATCCATCGTCTATAGTTATCTACAGCTTTAAATGCAAATCTTCTACTGATTAACATTGCATGCGTTTCAAAGCTTGTAGGATTCCTCAGAAGACAAGTTTCTCCTGCAAGCTCTAGAGCCTTAGTTACATCTTTAATTATGTCTTTTTCACCGAAACCCCAGAACCAACCACCCAGAAAAAGTACGTCAAAACTGTCTAGAGAAAGATTATTAACGCTGCTAATAAGTTCATGAAATTTAGAGTGCGCAGTAACATCATCTTCGAACACTAACCTAAATTGATCTTCACTTTTTAAAAAATCTTCATAAAGATTTAGATGCGACACAGTACATCCTGCAGCGCCATAGCTATAAAATTCTGTGAGAGATTCTACACCGTAACGTTTAAGCCTAGCTATTCCTCCGTCTTCGCGCGTATCCACAGCATTCCATCTATGTAGATTAGAAAAGCCTAACTCAGTTAATTCTCGAACTACTTCTAGGTACCTGGAGTAGTCCGAGTCTAGATTAATTACATAAGCTGGTATATCTTTAATGCTTTTGAAAGAAAATAAGTTATTGTTAGCTATGTCTTTTGAGGCTTCGCACGGGGCAAAAAAAGAACCTACCTTTATTTCTTTCCCATCTAAAAAAACACCCAAATCGTTTAATGCTCCGTATTTTGCACTTTCTTTACTTTCAAACCTTAAAACCTCTTCTCTACCGTCTAAATATTTCAACCTGTACCTGACAAACGAACAGTTCTGCCACGACGAGTCAGCCATATTAACAAAATCCATTTTTTCAAAATGGAGTTTGCTTACACCGAAGCTGAAGACATCTACAGAATTCTTAGAAGTATCGTTATACTCTACAAAAACCTCTGCGATATTTTGCAGCTCTTCTTTTATTTTTTTAGGGATACTGAGGCGCATACTCTAGCTACAAAACATAAATGCTTGCCTGAAGAATATCAAGCAAGCATTTATAAGACTTAACTATATACTCTGTTAGTCTGCATTATATGGATCACACGGAGAGCTAGAGGCTATTACCCCATCACTAATATGGTACAGGTAGTCTCCAAAATAGACAGAACCTGTTTTTTCTCCCTCTGGAATGAAAGTTGTGTTGGCTAAATAACCTATCTTTATCATTTTATCATTTATATTGATCTGATTTTGTTCACTTAAAAAGACGACGTTCTGTGAATTGTCATCGCAGCTTGTCTGCTGTGTCCACGCATATCCCTGAGATATATGCTCCACACCGTCCATATATCCGACATGTGCTCCGCTAAAAGAATTATTGATAACAGGATTAGTCGATAGAATACCGGTGAACAGTACACCGGCGCTACCGTTCCCAGGAAAGGTGTAATACTTGCCGTCGTTTGCTAATTTACGCACACCTGAGGCGTTTTGTTGATAAGCCTGGCCTCCATCGATATTCCAATAAGAAAAAGCTCCGTCAAAATAAGCTCCAGTAAATGTGGCTGTTGCTTCCCTAACACCCTCTGTAACAGAGTACCAGCTAGATCCAATCTGAACTGCGCCATCAAGCAATGTGCCCAGATTCCCATTTCCAGGGAAACTGTAGTATAGTCCGTCACTAGCCAGCATGAGCGCGCCAGATGCATAGTTGATGGTGTTATCAGATAACCCATTAGTGACGCTGAAATATTTGTCTTGGGATTCGTCATACCGTGCCCCGTTGAATGTGGCTGTTCCCTCTTTCACACCATCTACGACAGAATACCAGCTGCCTTCTATCATGAACGCACCATTAAACACGCTGGTCGGTAAAGTCCCATTTCCAGGGAAACTGTAGTATAGTCCGTTGCTGGCGAGCATGCGTACATTTGGAATGTTACTGTCAGCAAATACGCCATTAGTTATGTACCAGTATCCGCTGGAGTTTGTCACAGGGTGTACAAAAAAGGCTACCCCAGTAAATGTAGGTGTTGCTTCCCTAACACCCTCCGTAATAGAGTACCAGCTGGATCCAATTTGCACTGCTCCGGCTGACACTAGTGTACTTACGGTAGGTGCGCTGTAGTTATAATATAAGCTATCATAAGCAAACATATGTATCCCGTAAGGGGTCATTCCAGTATTTACTCCATTATCTACCCGATAAAAAGCGTTAGCTCCTCCTCCTCTCATAACTCCGTTAAATGTAGGTGTAGCTTCTCTCACACCAGCTGTAACAGAGTACCAGTAGTCCCCAACCTGAATTGCGCCGTTGAACGGATTTGCTGGCTTTGACTGGTCCCCAGGGAAGTTGTAGTACAGGTTATCGTCAGCAAAAATACGTATACCTGCCGTCGCAGTTTCTTGAGTTACACCCTCAATAACATCCCTATATATTTCTTGGTCGATAATTTTAAACACCCCGGTAAATAAATTTCCTCTCACGCCGTTATCTATTACATAGAATCTATTGAGTGCACCTATATAAATATTACCATCGGCTATAGTTGCTGCAGAGGGAGTACTGCTGCTAAAAGTATAGTACTTCGAGTCACCAGCAAGTAACTGCACCCCATCAGCAAAGTCAGCCTGAGGATCGCCAAGCACCCCAGCAACCACCGCAATATAATTATTTTCTATTTGAACTGCTCCGTCAAACAGTGAGCCAGTACCGTCACCGAAAAAATTGTAGTAGAGCGAACTGCCTAATGGCTGACTGACGCCTGTAGCCTTATCTGTACTAATCACTCGATTGCTTGCGGTGAACCACTCTGAGCTGAATTCTACTGCGCCAGTATAATCTGCACCGTTATTGACGGCATAATTCACATTATCATAACTATACACTCCAGTATATGAAGTATCTAATGCAGTATTCGTACGAACTGTTCCTGTAACGAGGTTATCGGCAGCCGCAGTGTATAATACTCCTGCGTTTGTATCATTACCGACAGCCCATGCCCTATAAAGATTAACCACGCCAGCATCAGCATAATACCAAGTCGAGCTGTATTGGAAGACACCTGTAAATGGCATACTTAATATATCATCAGAATACACAGTTCCTGTAAGAATATCGTCATTGTTGTTTGTATAGAGCTTCCCTGTAGAAGCTTCGAACGTGACGTCGTATTCTTTATAAGTACTTCCTCCTCCTTGAGCCAGCCCGTCTACGAAAGAAACCCCGTTTAGTGTACCAGTGAACAAGCTCCCACGGACACCAGCAGTCCAACTGTATGCCTTGCTGTCGCCTGTAAGATTGTAAGCACTTCCTGTAAACAGCCCTCCAACACCAGCTGTGTATGCGTAAGCCTTAGAATCGCCCTGCAAGTTATAGGCAGTACCTCCAAACAATTCAGGAACACCTGAAGTATAGGAGTAAGCTTTAGAATCTCCCTCCAGATTATAGTATGTTCCGTCTGGAGCTGTAGTAGGAGTACCTGCAGTTCCACTCATGTATCCTGTAGTCTTTAATGCTCCTGAGACAACTTGAATAACATTGCCGGTGTATGCTGCAGGCACAACACTGGCTGCATTTACCGAACTAGCTAAAACAATATTGCCTGTAACTGTAGCTGCTGTGTTCGTTGCGCTGCTCGACAACACATAAAGATTGCCTGTAATATTTCCAGTGTTAGTACCACCAGACATACGCACATCCCCAGTAACCGCAGCCGCGCTATTGCCACTATTAATTGTGAGATTGCCTGTAATTGTAGCAGAACTAGTGTTAGTTCCTCCGTCAAGGATTACAGCGCCTGTGACTGTAACCCCTCCCATGTTTTTTCCTCCAGAAGCGATGGTTACATTTTGGGCTGAAATTGATCCCGTTGCGGCGTTTATTCCACCTGAAGCCACAGTCACTGTTGTGGCTGTAATGCTGGAGCTGTTTTTACTTCTTTTTCCGATAATTACTGTGTTGGCGATAATGCTCATAAATTAATAAAGTGGTACTTTGAGGCTATTATGTAAAAATTTAAAATCTAAAACAAGAATTCATGTAGATTAAGGAACAATAATTCCCTCAATCGTTACAAGATTAAAATTAGTAATAGCATAATTAGAAGGTAACGATGGCTGATCTGCCCAGTAAGCTGGATTAGGTACCCCGTTAACAAGATTTGTATTATTCGCCTGAGCGATTGCTTCGTAATACGTATCGCTACCGCTAGGATATTCTACAACAGTTCCCAAAGCGTAACTGCCAGAACCGGGAGCAAACACCGCAATAGGGTTAGGAGCATCTTTAAAACTATTACTAGTTATAGTGATGTCTGGTTTGCCGTTCCCTGTGTCTACTCCTGTAATACCTGTAGGAGGAGCCCAATAATCTAAGTTCCTCCAATTAGTGTACACTCCGTTAACGACACTGTTATCTAATACGACATTGGTGTTGGTAAGCACATAAGCCGTTTGTGTAACTGTAGGAAAGTTTGAAGCTGTATTATGGTCTACTGCTGTATACCAGCTTCCTGCGTTGCTCCAGGCAGTGTTGTTCGTATTCCAAAAGTAAGCTGCGACTCTTTCTCCTGAACGAGAAAACCCAAATCCGATAATCGCAGCTCCGCCAAAAGATGAAAGAAATGGCATATAAAATAAAAGGGTTGGGTAGGGCATAGATTTACTGCTATACCCTACCTTGTTTTACCGCCTAGGCTCCGACTGTGGCAACACTGCCAAGAACCATATACTTCTCATTCACTGTACCTGTGTCTTGCTTCTTGATTACAGTGAGACTGATCACATTTAACTTGCTGGCAGTCATGCTGCTGTTATTGCCTTGCCACTGCACAGTCACCTCCTCTTCGTCGATCTTCACACCTGACAGACTTTTCACAGAGCTTCCCTCTCTCACAACTACCGTAGTCGATATAGAGTTACCCACTGCAAGTCTTCCGTTAAGTGGATTAGACGAAGTGTTTGCTCTCAGATTGAGCGTGAAGTTTGATGTAGCGTCAGCATTAAACAGATACACTTGCTTCACAGCGAGGTCTAGATCAACGTTTCCGCCAATAGCGTCTCCAAGAGACACCACTTCCATCAAAGGTACCGCAAGAGTACCTGCAGTTGGGGCAGCACTAGCTCCAATTTGGAGGGCGCGCACCTCGAGCTCAAATCCTGCAGTCGGAAATTCTTCCAATACAATCTTACCGACATTTGGACTACCACTATCGCTAATTGTGTAAGATTTACCAGGGCCTCCAGTAAGAATAACACCGCCGAGTTTCACAATATAGCCATTATGGTCATTACCGTTATAACCAGTAATACCTACATACTCTTTTGTGTTCGCTAATGTAGTCCATATCTTTTGAGTTGTACCTCCGACGATAGTGGCCTGAGCGCCTTGTTGCCCTTGAGTACCCTGTTCACCTTGGGTGCCTTGAGTGCCTTGGGTGCCCTGGGTGCCTTGCTGGCCCTGAGTACCTTGCTCACCTTGGGTGCCCTGCTGGCCTTGAGTTCCCTGTTCACCTTGTGTGCCCTGAGTACCTTGCTCACCTTGTGTGCCCTGCTGGCCTTGAGTTCCCTGTTCACCTTGTGTGCCCTGAGTGCCCTGAGTACCTTGCTCACCTTGGGTGCCCTGAGTGCCCTGAGTACCTTGC